TTGGCATCGACCTATCACAGACTAACTTAGAATCACCTCGCCAAGGAGCGTGCGTACGCTATCTAGGTGAATCTGCCAAAAGTAAGTTGCCACCAGTCCTCTTTATAGTGGGCGATATGACACAACCTTTACTAGAACAAGAACATAGATATATAAAAATATTGGACAAGAGGGAGCCACCTCCCACTCCTTATTTAGAAAAATTTGCCGGACTTACGAACTTTGATGTCATATCCTGCCAGATGGCCATTCACTATGCCTGTGCGACTGAAGAAGTGTTCCGAACATTTGTTGGAAATCTTACACGACACGGGAAGAACCTCTTCTTCGGAACATGTTTAGATGGTCAATCTGTCTATTCTCTCTTACTTGGAAACACGGGACATATCTTCCGTGTAGACAAGCAAGTCTTTGGAGAGTTCAAGAAGGAATATGAAGATGGATTGGGATGGACGGAAGACTTCGGAAAAGCCGTGACCGTAAAACTAGAGAGCTTTGAACAACCTGTGAAGGAGTATCTCGTTCCGTTTGGAAAGATTACAGAAATCCTAAAAGAGAACAACTTTGAGTTGGTGGAGACAACGATGTTCTCCGAGTATTATGCTCGTCAGAAAGATTACACCTTCAGTGGAGAGCATCAATCCTTCTCGTTCCTTCATCGTAGTTTCGTCTTCAAGCGTGTTGAACCTCCACCCAAGAAGGAGGAACCAAAAGAAGAAGTCCCTGAGATTGAAGTTCCTACGGTTAGTGGGAAGGAAGAGGAGGAGAAGAAGGAAGGTGCCGAGGAAAAACCGAAACCCAAGAAGAAAACCATCAAAGTCAAAGAACCTGCAGAACCCTTACCTGAACCTGCATTCTTCTTCTCAGGCAATCCTGCTCTTACCGAGTTCAAAGAATTCAGCAATATGCATGAGGCACCGATGCAAATCAATGGTATAACATTCCCTACTGTAGAGCATTACTTCCAATGGTCGAAGGCCAAACAATTTGGTGATGCAACGGCATCCGAGAAAATCATGAAAACATCTAGTCCTAAATCGGTGAAGGCACTGGGAAAGAAAGTCGTAGGATTCAAGGAAGACGAATGGAATGAAAAGAAGAATGAGATTATGAGAACGGCTTTGAGAGCCAAGTTTACTCAACATCCTGAACTTCTTGCCAAACTTCGTTCTACAGGAAGTCGTCCGATTGGCGAGGCGAATCCACGAGACAAATACTGGGGGATTGGAACTTCGTCGGATACATCGAAAGCAAAGGATCCTGCGAAATGGCCTGGAAAGAATGTACTCGGAAAACTCCTTGAAGAGTTACGGACTGAACTTAAAGAATAAAATCATATAGAATAACAGAATGCAAATCTTCGTGAAGACATTGACTGGAAAGACGATTACTTTGGATGTAGAACCTTCGGATTCTATCGGAGCGATCAAACAAAAAATCCAAGATAAGGAAGGCATCCCACCAGATCAGCAAAGACTTATTTTTGCTGGGAAACAGTTGGAGGACGAGAGAACACTCTCCGACTACAATGTTCAAAAGGAATCCACTCTTCACTTGGTCTTGAGACTTCGTGGTGGACAATAAAAACGGATTTCCTTAAGACTAAAGAAATGGCTTCATTCACAATGGCAACTAGACGTATACAAAGAGAACTTAAAGAATTAGAACAGGATCCCCCAGCGAACTGCTCTGCTGGACCTACCAAAGAAAGCGATTTACTCAACTGGGAGGGAATGATTGTTGGACCTTCTGATAGTCCTTACGCAGGAGGTGTGTTCAATCTTATTATCCAGTTTCCTCCCGATTATCCTTTCAAACCACCCAAAGTCCAATTCACAACCAAGATTTATCATCCGAACATCAATGCTCAAGGTGGAATCTGTTTAGACATCCTCAAAGACCAATGGAGTCCTGCGCTCTCCATAACAAAAGTATTATTGTCTATCTGTTCGTTATTGACTGACGCGAATCCTGATGATCCTTTAGTTCCTGAAATCGCGAGACTTTACAAGGCAAACCGAGAAGAGTTCAATCGTATCGCAAACGAATGGACAAAGAAATACGCATCGTAAAAACGGATTTCCCAAACTCAACAACATTCTATTCATTCACAAAATGATACATTCACTTCTAGCATACATTCACAACGCCGATGGTGTTCTTCCACTGGAACTCTTCTCTGTAGAAGAACTCCACAAGATCGCAGCACAACTGAAATACACTCTCAACAAGACCGACAAATTACCTGATTATTACTGGTACGATGTCGTAGTCAACGACACTGCGAATATGATTATAGTCACTCTTCAATACGAAACACGAGATAGACGCGTAGTCCGACAACCGATTCCGAACTACAAAATGAATCAAGTTCGTGCAGGAGTCTTCTATCCTCTTGAGTTTGGAGATTACAAGTATAAAATAGAATTGGTTGCTTATGAGAGATAACCCGACCTATTCCTGACCCCGGCAACGATTACTGTTGCCCCATCTGTCTACAATATTCTTCATAGGTCATCGTGGGAGCCGGAGGGGCAGTGTTGGAAATAACATGTGGAACAAACTTATCATAAAGTTTTTGCCCTACAATGACACTTGCCTGTTCAGCACTAATTTCACCTTTTTCTATTTTTCGTTTTAATTGAAGCATTTCAAAGAATGTCGCATCCAAACGATCTTCGGCATGCAATTGAAATAAACTTGGATAGTTGAAGTAGAGTTCTTCATTCTCTTTCTTCAAGTGTTCTTCATATTCGGCTTTCTTTCCCTGACGAAGCAAAGTCTTCCATTTCTTTTTAGATGCATCCATACGCTTCACTAGAGCTTGGACTTGAGTAGCTGTGAGTTGTTGGTCGTTGATTCCACGAACTCCTTCAGCGACTTCTTCTTGAGTTAATTCACGAGCAGGTTGCATTATTTCTTTATTTCAACTTCAGTCTAAACAATATGGAACACACCGCAGTTGAATGGACCGAGTGGTTAACACATCGCATTTTCTTCTGGGAAACGGACGACAAGAAAAAAGGGAAAATCCTTCGTGCATTTCATCATTTTGCGATGTATGCATTGTTAACACTAATTATTGTATCTCATGTGATTTATCCAGCCTTTTGGTTGCAGACTATTCTATTGTTTTTGTGTATTCCTATTTGGATGCATCATGTTCTAACTCACGGGTGTGTCGTATCCAAAGTGGAACAAAAATTGATAGGAGATACAAGTTCCTTTATCGATCCCTATCTGAATTTGTTTGCGATTGAAGTTCCTGAAACTGCGAAACCTGGATTGGTGACCTTAGGAAGCACACTTGTTGTAGGAACACTCACCCTTGAATGGGTAAGTCGTGTCTCACATAAAGTTATACCGCTGTTACGAGAACTTTCTCCAGTGTCGACGCAAGCTCTGAACATTCTTGAGGTGTAGTCATTCCTGTGAGAATAATCTGTCCTGTTCGAAAGACCTTTGCAATCCATTTCTGGTCAGGGAAGTAGATTTTCACAGCAGGATATACATCGGGTTCGTAATTGGACTTCAATCCTTGTTTTCGAACATTGCTATACAACTTCTCTCGTGAAAGATTCTCTACTCCTTTGAGTTTCGTTTTATAGTTCATCAGAACCACACGACGATTGTTGAGATCCCAACTTCCTTCGACAATCGCATCTTTACAAGAAGTTTCAATGGTGTCGTGAAGTTTTCCTACAACATCTCTGTCGTATTTTTCATCCAAAACGCCTGTAATATGAAATACACCGTTTTGGAAGATTTTGACGGTAATCTCTTTTTCGGGAAGAGAACCGTCTGTTCCTTTACTGAGTAGAACCAATGTAATCGAGTTATGACCAAATCCAGTGGTTCGTTTAGGAGGAACCACCGTTGTTGTTCGGTGTCGGATTTTGTCCTTTTTTGATTCTCCTCGCTTGAGAACGCCTTGCTTTTCGATTTTGATTATCGTTTCGTTCAACGGCAGGTTGTAGATGAGGTTGTTCGTGTTCAGACGAACTCCCGTTGTATACAGCACTACCATTGTTGTCAGTGTTGGGGTCTCCATTGAGAGGACTTGTGTAAATGATATCAATTTCGTTTTTCCAACTTTGACTAAATGCCAAAGGAAAGTGAGAGACAACTGTACAAGGAAATGTTCGTATGACTTTTCGTAATAAGACTTCTTCACGAGGATTTAACATCCATCCATCGAGATACCCAAACCAAATATGGGCATTCTTTTGATGGTGAAGAATGGCGAGACACGCATCCACGAGTTCATCTAGTGAAATCCCTGAAACATCAAAGACATTCGCAGGTTTTGGAATTGGATAGGTATACACGGTTAACATTGTTTAAGAAGGAGTTGTAAATCTACGCTTTACATCTTTAAGTGCGACTTGTTGAGAAGTCGTTAAACTACAAGGGCATGCTGTAGTATATTGAACAGGTTCTCCACAAACCGTACAACATGTCTTTTTCAATCCTTGGTTCTTTAACAACTGTTTCGCGGCTTCATCAGCGTTCAAGCGAAGAGTATCGTTGAAATCTGGCATAACACTCGAAGAATAACAAACCTGTGAGATTTGAGAGGCTTTTGCATTGACAGGTTTCTCCGATTGTGCTACGGCTTGACCGGCTGTATAATCATTGTAAACACTGGTATCTTGAACAGTATGGGCCTTCGCATAAAAAGATTTTACTTGTGTAGAGGGACCATCTAACACAAGTACACCGGCACTCGCAGGAGTTTTAGATTCTTGAACAGCAGATGCTGCAAGTCGCTTGATGATTTCTGTTTGATGTCCTGCATCCCGATGAGGACGAGTATCCAAAAATTTTTGAGTTCTCTGCATTTTTCTAGAGAGATATTCGCTATATGACGACATTTACTTCTTACTTCCAAAGAAATTACACACCAGGATGCGTTAGAAAGTGACGCCTACAACATTCGCGTGTTAATCCAAGTTCATCCATCGCACGCCCTTCGGCTGTTTTCTTCGTTGAGTTTGTAAGATAGACTAATTCATCTGTTTCAGGACGACCATCGGCTTTGCGAAAGGCACGGACCATCTTCAAATACGCCTTCCATTTTCCAGCGATAGGTAAATTACAAGTGTAGCAACGAACGGGAATTGGGAAATCCATATGATATCTCTTACTTTAGTCTCAATCTTTCCGTTTTCTTCTCTATCCGAAGAAACAATATGAGAGTAACTTATCGTAATTTAGCGATACTAGGATTTGTGCTGATTATCATACTCGGAATGGGGTTCTTGGTGGTGACGCGTGATGTAAAAATGGATTACATTTCAAAAGACATTGTACGCGATCACGCACGATTTACTCCTTCTGAGTCAATTGATGTTGCACAGGCAATGAAGCTTGTGACGCACGATTCTCCGAAGATGCTAGCGCCGCCTGCACCAGTTCCTCCACTCTTACTTTTCCCACCTTCCCCCGAAGATTTGGAGAAGATTTCTGGGGGAGGTTCGCTGCTGGGCCAGGCATAACCCATTTCCATTCGTTCTTTTCTAATCGGATTTCCTTTGGAACTTCTTGAGCACGACGATACAATTCCTGTAATTTCTGATAATCAAAGGGTGTTAATCTCGCAAGCATTTCTTCTGTGAACTCCATTGCTTCTTCTCTTGTGGAAGAAACAAATCCGTTTTATGTCTCCCACAAAAAAGTATCTGTTGATTTTTCTGGTAGGAATGGCATTCCTTGTAACAGGTCTGGGAGGTTTCCAAGACATGTTTGGATTTACTTTACCTTTTTCTAAAGAGCATGGCTGGAATGATGGTATATTTTTGATATTAGTGGCAATCCTTGTTGCGATTACTTTCCGGTAGATCCAAATCCTCCTTCTCCACGAGTATCATTTGCTTTCGGCAACTCGTGAACACTATCCACAATAACCACGTTCTTCCAGGGCAACCAGTTATGTTGAACAATCTGAAAAAGTCTGCGTCCCTCCTCTACAACATAAAACTGTAGAGTAGGTGCTGCACTATCCACACGAGCAATCAGCTCTCCACGATATCCAGAATCAGCCAATCCAACTTGATTGGACATTCGCAGAGGGGTCAACGAAGTAGACGATCGTGCTAAAAGCAAATAAGGAGCAGGATCACCCGATTCTGTTGTGGCAGCACAAATGACACCTAACTTCATTTCCACTCCAAATTTGGTTTGTGTAAAATCCAGTTCCATAAACGGGGACAACAAATCTACACCAGAATCCGTTGTACGACGATTGTAGAGATGTTCACGGAACTTTGTCCGCAATTTGTGATCAATGACATAGATATAAAGACTCATATTTATTACTCAAGTCTAATCTGTAAGTTACCACATAATCTCTAACTCTTGAACGCTCCATTTTTCAGCGTCTTTGTCGGGGAACATACGATTGACTAAGAAGGGTAGTTTCCTTTGTTCTATTTCTCGTTTCGCGAGTTTCTCTACAAATCGTGGATCGGATGTATTCAGTCCATCTAAACTCACCAAAGGTTTTGCACCATCAGCCAACTGCTGTGTGCGAACAGCCAACAAATGAACATATTCGTATTTCGTGAAGTAAGCGCGCGTTTCACGAGGCTGTTTGACTGCTTCAATCACTTCTTTGCGAAAGATAGGTTTCACTTCAGGGTGTTCGTCCGTCATTGTTATACTTCAGGTTAGTTTCTGTGAAAACCTTCCGTTTTCTTCCCTTGAGAATACAAATGCCATATGTTCCTGATGCCTCTTCTGTCATTCGCTTTCGTCGTGTGAATGCGACAACCAATGCTGATCCTACCATAAAGTCTCGTACCTTTGTTGCGCCTACTAAGACTGTGATTCCTGCTGTTGTTAGAGCATCGGATGTGGGAAAAACAATCACACCCACTCAAACAGTCCTTGCTACTCCTCGTTGGGTATCGCCCTATTTCAAGGGCCGTATTTTCCTGATATAAATCAATGCCTACACTCTCTGCGTCGGATTATACCAAGTATATCAAATATCAAGCGGCTCAACAGTCGTATCAAAATGGAGCTGTTCCAAGACCTATTCAAACCGTAGATCAAGCAGCCCCTACGGTTTCGATCATCAACTCCTACTTAAAAACCAGTCAAGCTGCCTATGTCATCAATGCAGGCCAGACAACCTTGACGGGTTTGAATTATGTTCGTGCGAGACCTCCTAACAATGTGAATCATCCATTTGCCTTATCCACCATTTCTACAGGAACTCTTAGTTCATCTCGTACTCAACAACCTGGAGGACTTCCTGCGAACAATGTTGTAGGAACCTATCATCGTATTCCTCAGAACGCAGGTTGGTAATTTATACACCTCTCGCAATCTGTTTCCAAGTTTCATCACAGACAACACATTTATACATCCAGACCACATTTACGGAATCCAACTTGATTCCTTTAATGTTGGACTCTTTGCCTCGTGTAGGACAGGCTTCGTTGCGACACACCATATTCTTAAAGGTAGGCAGAGTAGCGTCATACTTGACAGAAGGATTAATAGAATATTGAATGGAGGTGTCTTGCTGAAGGTCGTGTTCATAGACAATCGGATTCTCTTTGGTCACCTCTTGCTCGTAAGGACAAGATCGACATTTAAAGAAAGCCTTCTTCCCTTCGCGCTCCTCAATAGAGTACAAGAAGTTGTTGCACTGCTTACAGAACTTATCTCTCATGATGTGCTTATATTTGATTTGGATTTGTTTGGTCCGTTTTCATGCGTTAAAAACGGATCCCTCGCCAATAAGTTCTCGGGGTTAGTATCATGCCGACTAAATTAGAGTTATTCTTGAATGGTGACCGAGATGGAAAGACCGATAGAGAAAGATTAGGGAAACAGGTCATAGAATCCGGAAAGCCCTTCACTCATTGGTCATTCGAAAACAAACAAAAGTGGGCTATTAATGAAGATGATCTAGAAGAGTTCTACAAATTGTATTGTGCAGAAATTCGTGATTGTACTCCTCAATATCTCACAGAAAAATCAACTGCTATCGGACAACTTCGTGTAGATCTCGATTTCAAATACGATGGTCTTGTACAAGAACATAAACATACTCAATCGCAAGTGATTTCGTTCATCAAAGCCTATATGGAAGAAGTGAGAAAATGGGTTGAGGTTCCTGAAACTGTCGAAATCTATATTCTAGAAAAGCGCATCCCTACATTTGTAAAACCTGAAAAGATCTCCAAATCAGGCATTCATATTCAAGTTCCATCTATTAAAACTCGTCCTGATGTAGAACAGGGTATTCGTAGAGTACTTGTGAGGCGTATGGAGGAGTTCTTTCCAGATCTTGGACTAAAAAATAGCTGGGACGATGTCTATGATAAACAACCTCTAACTCACACCAACAACTGGCCTGTTTTGGGATCTAAAAAAGTAGACGAAGGATCACAACCCTATCAAATACGATATATTCTAGATTGGGACTCGGAAACAGGAGACATCAGTGTAGATACAGCTATTCCACAAGTCATTAGTCCGGAACTTGTGAGGAAGATGTCCGTTCGTTCTAAAAATAGCGAAGAAACTCCATTGACTGAATTTGGAAAGCAAAACAGCAATCCTCCTCGTGAACCTACAACGCGTGCTGTGTCTCGTGGTCGTGCTCCTGAACGCGAAGAACCCAGTTCTCGTGGGTCTTCTCCGGGTCGTATCTATATTGAACCTCTTTCGGAAATCAAAAGAAAATACATTGAGCGTCATGTGAGAAATCTAGGAGAACATCGTTACAACGGCTCTCACAATGATTGGTATGCTGTGTGTCAGTGTTTGAAGAATATTCATCCAGACTTGGAAGATGTGTTTCTGGATTTTATTGAGCAGACAAATGATGAGAAACGCAAAGCGAAGGCAAGGGCGACCTGGAATGGATGTCAACTTCGTGTAGAAGGAGAGGCACGATATGGAATTGAAACTCTTCGTAAATGGTCTCGTGCGGATAATCTACAGGAGTTTCAAGACATTGAAAAGACGAATATTGATAGTCTTGTGAATGAAGCTGCAAACACTTCTACAGAATACGATATCGCACAAGTCATTCACGCAAGATATCGCGATGAGTTCAAGTGTTCTAATCTCAGACAAAACGATTGGTTTCGCTACGAAACTCATATCTGGAAATCCTCGGAACACGGTGTGGACTTGTATTTGAGATTGTCTTCAGATATTGCGAAGTTGTTTCTAGAGAAGGAATCTGCAGAAATCAGCAAAATCGCAGTTCTTGGAGGAGAATGTGGCCACAAAGATCCAAATCTTACTTGTCCTACTTGTCAGGCTGAAGAACGCAAGAAGAGGTATTCCAATATTCGTATTAAGATGAAGAGAACGGGCTTCAAAGATAGTGTTATGAAGGAATGTCGTGCGATGTTCTATGATCGTGATTTCGCACAGAAAGTCGATGAGAACAAGCACTTGATTGCATTCAACAATGGAGTGTTTGATACACTGACTCGCCAGTTCCGAGTTGGACAACCTGAAGATTGTATCAGTTTCTGTACCAAGTTAGATTATGCGGTAGATACAGAATATCATCAGTTCTCGTGCTGGAAAGAACTCGAGAAGTTCCTTCACGATATTCTTCCGAACAAGAATGTCCGTGAGTATTTCCTGAAACATCTTGCGACTTGTCTATCGGGTGTCTTCAATCAGAGGTTTCATATTCTCACAGGTTCAGGATCCAACGGAAAATCTATGTTGATGAACTTGTGTGCAACGGCCTTTGGAGATTACTGCTACAAGGCCAATATAGCGATGTTTACTCAAAAACGAGGGAAAGCTGGTGCTGCAAACCCCGAGTTGGTGCGTATGAAGGGCAAACGATTCGTGATGATGTCCGAACCCGATGAAGGCGAACCCCTCTCGACAGGGTTTATGAAGGAGTTGACTTCATCAGAGAAGGTATCGGGTCGTGATTTGTTTCAGGGAAGCAAACAGATGGTGGAGTTTGATATTCAGGCAAAGATCCATCTTGCGTGTAACGAGAAACCCAAAATCAATACGACCGATGGAGGTACTTGGCGCAGATTGAAGGTTGTAGATTTCCCGAACAAGTTCGTTCACGAACCGAAAGCTACCAATGAACTTCCGATTGATGAGGATATTATGCAAAAGGTTGTTTCCAAAGAATGGGCCGAATGCTTTATGGCCTATCTTGTCCACCTATACAAGGAAGGAAATGGACTTCAAAAGCTAGTCCCTCCTTCGGAAGTGGAAGTTTATACCTCTGCATACAAGAAAGATTCTGATTCTGTTGAGAAGTTTATGATTGATTACTTCCACGAATTGGAAAACAATGGAGAACCACCTGATGCAGTCAATATGACGAATATCATAACTTCCTTCCGAGAGTGGAAGCGAAGTAATGAGATTTATAATGGGAGTACTAGTGAGTTGCGTAAGAGAATTGAGCAAAAATATGGGGAATTACCGAAAGGTGGTTGGAAAAACTTTAAGTTTGGTGCTGTTTAATGTTTATTCTTACCTGTCTTCTTGGATTTCTTAGATTTCTTACCACCCTTCTTTGCTCTGCGTGTTTTCTTACCTCCATAAGGACCTCCTGGAGGTGGTGGTGGAGGAGTAGTTGTTGTTACTGGAATTTCTTCTTCGGAACTTCCGAACCATGTGGCAGGATTGTACCAGACCATTTGTGTTTAATCAACTACTTTTTTACGCAGTGCGGTTGGCTCCAATCTTAGAGAGGAAGTAGGTACGAAGAACACCAATGGTGAACACCACAAGGACGAAGGAGATCATCAATTGAACAAGAGAAGAGATGACCTCACCTACTTTGAGGGTAGCACCACCCACAGTAACGGTGTATTCAGCAACACCCTTGCCGGCAGAAGCAGCAGGGGCAAGAATAGGAGTAATAACTCCGTCAGAGAGAGCTGTGAAGAACTTGGCAACCACAGATCCGAGGTAGATGGATGCAGTAATGATGATGATATCCTTTGTATCGAGCATTTGTTTGTTGAGATAGAAACATTATTTTTGGATAATCTTGGAGATACACAATGGATACTCGCTTCTGGGGCCCCAGTGCGTGGCAATTGTTTCATTTAGTTGCGTTTCGTTCAGAACACCCCGACGATGTTTTAAACGATATGAAAGATGTTCTCCCTTGTCGTTTTTGTCGTGAATCTACGACGCAGTTTGTAAAGGATCATCCCTTACGAGGAGATCCAGGAAAGTGGTTATATGAGATCCATAATATGGTGAACCACAAACTCCGAACTCAAGCCAAGACAGACCCTACAGTCGTGGATCCCGGTGAAGATCCTTCGTTTGAAGAGGTGAAAAAGAGGTATATGTCTATGAAACCCACCTCTGTTCCGGGACGCGACTTCCTCTTTGCGATTGCGTATAACTTTCCTGAGGATCCCGAACCGAAGGATATGTCCACTCAACGAGAATTCCTTCATCACCTTGCTGATGCATATCCCTTTGAGAAACTGAGAAAGGTCTTTGCGAAATATGTTTCGGAAAATGAACCGGATTTGAAGTCACGAACTTCGTATATGAAATGGATGTATGGTTTGTTAAAGAAACTCTCAGAGACACTCCATGTTCCTATTCGAACATTTCGTGGATATGCTCATCATGTTGCGTATTACAAGAGCGGTTGCTCGCGTAAGACTTACCATGGGAAAACTTGTAGAAAGCTTCAAGGTGGAGGATATACGAAAAACAGAGATCATCGGAAAACTTACCGAGTGTCTCATTTGGATTTGTTAGACTGAACTTGACGAACATGTTTGGAAGAATACACTCCTTTGCCTTGTTTCTTTTCTTTGGCTGTCTTTTTGGTTTCTTTTCTGGTTTTGGGTTGATTATCCATTATCTATTTATGTTAGATAGTCTCTAAACTTAATGCTTGCGACCACCTCTGCGTGACTTGCGAGTTCTGCGCCCACCAACAGCCGGTTGGTTGTTGTAATCAGCAGGGGATAATGCACCACCCTTGTAGGTCTTCTTGGCCATCTTCAATACCTGTTTGAGCGACTTTCCCTTGTGGGCTCTCATAGTCTTTTTGACATGAGCTAACCATCTGCTGCGTTTACCACCGGCCATTGGCGCTGTCTCTGGTGCTGTTCCTGTTGTTGATGTCTCTGCCATTTTTATTAAACGCGTGAGAAGTTATTGTAGACCTTCGGGCTTTTCTACGAATCCTGTGGAGTTTTTCAAGAAGAAATTCCACTGGCATCCGTAAGCTAAAGGCATATTGGGATTGACCATCAATTTTTTAAATTCGGGGTCGGGAGAGACAATACTAATAAAGTCACGATTGAATCGTTTCAGTTCTTCGGGGTCGCGAGGATGAAGGGCTTCGTTGTAGGATAATCTACGAACTCCACTAGACGACCAGGATAAGTTGACCAAGTGTTCAAATCGAGTTCCCTGAATAGGACCTCCTGAAACAATAACAACACTATCAGCAAGTTTATCAATCGGAATTCCTTGAATCTGTGTTCCTACGATTAACTTACTGCGTAAAATGCTCGTGAGATGTTCGGCAACACGATCCCAAACAATCGTCTTGTGAGTATGAGGGACAATGGATAAAATCAAAGGATCCTTGGAAGGGAAGGCATCGTTCACAATATCAATACAGCACTGCTCAAACGAAATATTCTGCTGTGCGAAATCTTGTCCATTGTTTTGAGGTTGTGTTGCTACAACCGGTTGATCTCGTTCATCGGAATAGATATGAAGTTCAATCAAACGAATGCCCTTCTTTAAGGCTGTAGGAATGTCTTCAAAGACCGAACCTGCAGCGTAATAATCACACAATCGTTTGCGAGACATCAAAGATGGAGCTTTTCCTCCTCCGATTTCTTCGGACACAAGATACGCAAGAAAGGCTAATAATAGGACCACAAGTATCCACTTCATTATTCTTTGTCGTCCGAATCTATTTTGGGCATACGAAACAGAAGGTTGCGAAAGGAGTTAATCACATCATCAGGAATACGCTCATTCATCGGTAAGTTCATCAAACAGGCATAGTGAAAATACAGACAATACATTCCACATTCCGAATCTTTGTATTGGTGACGCGTCTTGTTGAAACTTAACTTCATTCCCTTTTTGTGAACTCCCGTTGCATCCCATTGTTCCTTCCATCGTTTCATAATCCGTTTGATTTCAGGTTCAGGGGTCATCGCATACGAGTCAAAATAGGTAAAGCGAGGATATTCCAGTTCAGGACGCACATCACAAAAGACAGCCACCCAATGTTGTCCAGGTCCATCGTGAGGATCTGTATTGATGACGATCCCAAATCTCTGTTTTCCTTTTTTGTATAAATCAGCAATCTTCAGATTACAAAGTGTGCTCACTAAACACTTATTCGCATCATCTTTCAAATCAAAATCGATAGGAACAGACCCTGCGTAGTAATAATCTGGAAACAACTCTACATAGTTCTTTTCGATGGCATCAATATCATCCGACGATAACCATTCATATCGGTTCAGTGCCCATTCAGTAGGGGCTTTGGGTCTTTTCAACAGACTTGCGACAATACACTCTGCCGAACCTGTTTTACATTTCTCGTGAAGACGCTTTTGAATATCTTTCCATACGACTTCGGGATCTTTTCCACCCTCAATCGGATTTGATTTTGCGTATCTTTCATTCACGGCTTTTCGTAGAGCTTCAACTTCATCGGCATCCATTTCCTTGTTCAAAAACGGATACTTTTAAACAAGGCAGTGGACAAGTAAAATGGAGAACTTAAAACCTGTTATGGCGAGATACTTGGAGGTTACAAAACGCTTGAATGAACTCAATACGAAGGCAGGAGAACTACGAGATGCGAAGAAATCCTTGGAGTTAGATTTAGCAGCAGTGTACAATGAACAAGAGTTACCAGACAAGATTGAGTTAAATCAATCCAAACTTGTGTTTACAGTGAAAAAACCAGGTGAGTGGAAGAAGGGTTGGTCGCTCTCCAAGAAACAACTTGAAGAATACCTGAATGAAATCCTTCCCGAACACGGACCTGATGTGATGAAGGAAATCATTCGGAAACACGAACCGAAACTCGTGGCGAATGACTATACATTTGAGTTAAGACCTATGGCTACTTCAGAGGAATAAAATTGCGTGAAGGAGAGGGAGGTTGTTTGTGTACAGATTGCTCCATATCTCGGAGCATGTTTTGAAGTTCCAAAACGGTTTGTTTGGCTTCTTGTATGTTTTTTTCCATCAAGAAACCATAACGAATTCGCGTAAGTTGTGCCGACATAACCTGATTGACCCTCATCGCTTCAAGAGCAATACCTCGTACAGTATTCACCATCAAGAGTATGACTTAATGCGACACAATTTTTTAAAACGGAATGTTGTCCTCCAACAAAATCCCCTGTATCATGGATCTCTATAGTCCTTACAACTCGTGTAATCGCTACTTCACAGAAAAAGATATTCAAGTCATTCTCCGAAAACATGGATTGCCTCATTATAGAGTTCAAAACACACGCATCTTTCAAACGGCAATGGTTCACACAACCTATGTTCGCAGATCAGAATATACAACTCCTGATGGACGCCCAGCGCAACTCGCACTGTGTCCAACTGGAGTGATGCCCCTTCAAGATGAATCCTATGAATGCTTGGAGTTTGAAGGAGATAGTGTCTTAGGAGTGTGTGTTGCCACATATCTTCGCAAGAAGTATCCTGAGAAGAAACAGGGATTTCTAACCGATGCTCGAAAAGAGTTGGTGAACAATGAAAGAATCGGTCAACTCTCCAAACAAATCGGTCTTCACAAGTTTTATGTAATCAGTCGTCATAACGAAGAAAGTCCGGCAATCGCAGGACGAAACAATCTGAAAAAGTTAGGAGATATCTTTGAGGCGTTTATCGGTGCTCTTTGGACCGATTGTGGGAATCGTTTCAATATTGTCTATGCCTTTGTGATTGCTGTGATGGAAGCCTACTTGGATATTGAAGAAATCGTGACTGCGACAACAAACTATAAGGATATGTTTCAGAAATACAGTCAAAAAGAGTTAGGATGCACACCTACCTATGTGATGTTATCCAATGATACGAAACTCAATGAAATTCGTGTTGCTGTGTGTGATGGATCTGGAAAACACCTTGCCTATGGTGTAGGACCTACTCGCAAGAAAGCTGAACAAATGGCCTCTCGTGAAGCCCTTACTTCCGTTTCTGGGTCAACACTCGCATCTTCTTCCCACACTTGAATTTCTTAATGGTCTTCCCTTTCGTATGTAAAACACTCTTTACGCACACAGCAATCGCACCTTGTTCTTTGGTGCTTCCCTTTCTTGCCTTCAATGTCTTTCGGACAGATTTGATACAACTACAGAACTTTGCTGTCTGACTTTTTCGTCTCATCTTATTGGGTTCGTAGAAAAGAATATATCCTTTCTCATTTAGTAAAGACAAATGGGCGGTGGTCTATTACAACTCGTAGCTTATGGTGCTCAAGATGCCTACCTCACAGGCAATCCTCATATCACCTTCTGGAAAATCCTCTACAAGAGACACACGAACTTTGCTATTGAAGCTTTCCGTGTCAACTTCACAGGCGCGCCTACCTACGGACAACGCATTGTTGCCGTAGTCAATCGTAATGCCGATTTGATTTGGAAGACTTATGTAGAAGTCTCATTACCCGATACAAGTGTTACTTCTATCAATGTAAACTGGACAGCTGGAGCCAAACGTCGTCTAGGATACCTTCTCTTGAAACAGATTGAAGTTGAGATTGGTGGTCAAGTGATTGATCGTCATTATGGTGAATGGCTTTACCTCTGGGAAACTCTTACGGCCGACTTCGATACAGCAATGAAACTCGATTCAATGGTAGGTGGAGCATACAGCGGAACGACATCGAGCTTCCAAACCTGCAATGGAGGATACCAAAATATTTATATTCCTCTTCAGTTCTGGTTCTGCAGAAACCCTGGTCTTGCTCTTCCCTTGATCGCACTTCAATACCACGAAGTTCGTTTCAACATTATCTTAGAAGATGCAATCAACCTTGTTCAAGGAGCAACGGCTACATCTTCTGATCTCCAAACGGCAGCCAACAAGCTTCCTCCTCTCCGTGATATGGCTCTCTATATGGACTACATCTATTTGGATGTGGATGAGCGTCGTCGTTTCGCACAGGAATCTCACGAATACTTGATTGATCAACTTCAATATGAAGGTCAGCAACAGATCACAACTGCTTCTGCTCGTTTGGATTTGACACTCAACCACCCCGTGAAGGAACTTATCTGGGTGTTCCAAGATGCTCGTAAAACAGATTGCTCTCTTCCCCCAACTCAAGCAAACTTTACTCAACAGGCCTATACTCAACCGTTCAGTTACGATAATATCGTAAATCGTTGTCGTCTTCAGATCAACGGACAAGATCGTTTTGATGAACGATATGGAGATTACTTCTGGAAGGTTCAGCCCTACCAACACCATACAGGAGGAGCTTACAATCTTACCATCGGTCAAACCAGTGTAACTCCTGTAACAAATCCTAATCCTATCAATGTGTACTCCTTTGCCATTCAACCTGAAGAACATCAACCTAGTGGAACTTGCAACTTCTCTCGCATTGACAATGCAACTTTAGTATTCGATAGCATTACCAACACTACTGCAGGTGTAGACGATTCAGGTTGGTTCCCAAGCAAGGCCTATCCTTTCAACTTTCGTATTTATGCCGTCAACTACAACATCTTCCGTATTATGAGTGGGATGGGTGGTCTGGCTTACTCGAACTAAGCATTTGACGAAGTTTCTCCAAATACAAAATCGCATCCATCAACTCTTCTTGAGCGTGATTAATCCAATCTAAAACATTCAAATCGGTTCTATCCAGTGTAGTTCCGTATTTCTTCTGTCCAACTTCTGAACGCTGAGTAAACTTAGCAAGAATGGCTTGCACAATGCTGTCCATTTTTGAAAAGAAAGTCCACAATAAGTAAATGATTCCTAGAGTTTATTGGTATGTGTTATTGATCGTGATGTTAGAAACCTTGGCTATGTCGTGCTTCAAAAAGAGCATCGACAGTAGTGCCTTCTTCGCAGTCGGTGTTCTCTTCTATGCTGCCGTAGGGTATCTTCTACGGTTTACAATGAATGCATCGGGTATGGCGATGACCAATGCCTTATGGTCAGGATTTTCAGTCTTAGCCACAACCGTTGTGGGGATTATGTTGTTTAAGGAAAGTCTTCATTACCACGACTATTTCGCAGTTGCATTAATTGTAACAGGTGTTATGATTTTGAAAGTAACCGATTAACCATCTTTCGGTGTGAGTTTTGTATTCGGAACACAAACAGAGATCCCTAGAGTTTGTTGCATCATTAAAGGAGCAGGATCCTTAGGACCAGTGCATTCTACATGATCGAAACCAAGTATATGTCCCATTTCATGAGTCACCATATATTGACGGTAATCCTTGAGTTGAAGAAGTCCACTTTTGTTTTTAAGAGTTCCGTTCCACAACCCAGCATTCAATCTCATATGTGTTCCATTCATTTCAGCACACGATAAGGTTCTTGAAGGACACCCTTTTGCGACCAATGTATCGGGAGACGATAAATGGATTTGGATTTTTCCACGAGGAGAGGCTTCAAAGGTATATCCACGGGAAATCCAACCATCTGGATCTGCGAGATAGACAGAGATTTCATTGGCAAAGTCTTTTGCTGAATACTCTACACCGTCATCTACAATCGTTCTGTAGGTGATTTTCATTATTCTTATCCTATAAAGTTATATGCAGTGTAAGTTACCTGCCGAGTTTCGGCATTTTTGTAAGTTTGGATGTATGTATTGGGATAAAACTTTAAGTCATTACCGATGTAAGACTGCGAACAAACTAGGTTGTGTTGCTCCATGTTTCCAAAACGAAAAGGAAAAAGGTTTAGGAGTGAAGAGTAATGCCGAATTGCAAGTGTTGCCGAAAGAAGACCCATCTAGAGTTCAAATGTACCTGCGGTGGAATCTATTGTGTAGCGTGCAGGACACCCGAAGTGCACAAGTGCACTATTGCGCTAGATCAAATTCCGAAGATAAATCTCGAGAAAGTTGTTGCTCCGAAGATCGAGAAGATCTAGTTAATCGTCGCATGAAATAACCCATCATTCGTTGAAGGGTCAATCGACCAATATTTCTATGATTTAACACTAATACATTGGGTGCTTCTGGGTCTTCGGTTTCAACGACTTCTATACCCAGATGAACATCTTCCTTATCAAAGGTTACAGTATAGATATTGGGTTCCTCGTGAGTGCGAATTACTTTTTCGGTAAATCCGGGGAATCGTTCTACAAAATCGCTTGCTACGTTTTCAAGTGCTCTCATTTTTCAATGAAGTGTATCCTTCCAAAAAGAAAAGAATCCATTTTTAAAGGTAAATGATGAACATCCTCTTTGAAGCCATCTTTGTAGGTCTTTTCTTAATTCCCATCTACTTCGTCGCAGAGCAACTCGCATCAGGTTACGGGAAATGGGTAGTGGTCTTCTTATCCGGTGCTCTCTTCCACATCGTCGCAGAAATCTTGGGCATCAACAAGTATTACGCCCAAATGAAAAAGTAATCTGGTGATTACTCTTTCGTCATACATACATTATTTAACATAAACTATCTCCTTCTTCTTTACATTCTCTACAAACCCAAAGTCCATACCGAAGTTCAACCGGACAGATTGTGTGTTGTAAGCACAGAGCACAATCTCTCCAGAGCTGTGTGTGTCTAGTTCGGTGTCCTCGGAACAATGCCTGTATTTTGGTTGCAGCAGTGTTTTCTTTCTTCGTTTGGATTTCTCGTTCCTTATTCCACCAGTAGGCAGCAATTCTCCAGCGTAGATCTGATTTTTCTAGTTTTTCATTCAGATCTAACCATTCTACAATATCATCCCCATATTTAGCAGGGCATTCTACCATATCTTTCCATATACGAAAGTCAATCTGTTCTTCAGATAAGAGAACAGGTGAACTCGGTGGAGGGCTAGGAGTTCTATTTCCATAGGCGAGCCTCCAGTCTCTTTCAACAGACCAGTCGCCCCAGTTACCAACAGTTTTCATCAAGCGTTGTGTGTTCATTTTCAAAGTTTATCAATACTTAGACTATTCCTTGGAGTGAAAGAATCCGTTTTTAGGAGTTGGCCTGAACTTTTAAAAACGGATTTATTGATTTCTCACAATACTCAACACATTGTAAAAATGGAACAACCTTATGTAATGACTGAACTTCTTCCCACAGACTCTGGGAACCGAGACTTTAAAGAGAAAGGACCTCTCCTTCGTACTATAGCTAAAGAAGAAATAGAAAAGGAAGCAAAGCAACTTATTGAAAAAAACGGAGGTAACTGGGCACTTATTGTTCGAACAAAACCTTATCAGGGAAAACCTGGTGGCTGGTACATCAAAGGATATAATGAATCATACTCTCACGAAGAGATTCTAGCGAGACTATATTCAAATATACAACCTGGCGCTATTAATCCTCACCCTCGTCGCGAGTGTTTCCTTGTCTGGAAGCAGTAGAAAATGAAAAAAACACGCTCCTTTTTCCATTCAATTTTTTCAACCAACTCCTAAAAACGGATTCTTTTATTTCACAGAATAGTCCAAGATAGTGTTGACAACAGATAGTCGAAAATGAACTCTATTAAACAAGTTATCGTAAACGCAGTATATAAGGTCTCTGAAGACCCGCAGTATGCAAACAAGGATTACCCTACTCCCCAAGATGCCCGTGCTGACTTCATCAAGTCTCTTATCGCTGAACTCTTCCCAGACAACCCTTCTGTTCCCGAATCTACTTATGTCGCGCCTGTAGTCGTAGCCGAAAAGAAGAAGCGTGCTCCTAAGGCGAAGAAGGAAGCCGAAGTCAAGGTTGAAGTTCCTGTCGTAGCCGAGGTTAAGACCGAAGAAGTCGTAGCTGAAGCGAAGACGGAGGAACCAAAGAAGAAGCGAGCACCCAAGTCCAAGAAGGAACCCGAAGTCGTAGCTGAAGCGAAGACGGAGGAAGTCACAACTGATATGAAACATAAAGAAGTCGTAGCCGAGGTCAAGGCTGAGGAGCCAAAGGAAAAGAAGAAGCGTGCTCCTAAGGCGAAGAAGGAGGAGGAAGTGAAGGGTGAGGAACCCAAGGAAGAAAAGAAACCCAAAACCAAAAAAGAAAAAGAAGAAAAACCAAAACACGTAGAGAAACTCTCTCCTACGGATACAAAAAAACTGAAAGCTATCGCAGATGAAGCAAAGCAAGAGTTCGATAAGAAGGCCGTTCTCGCCTATCTTAACGGACTTGAGAAAGAAACATTAGATTCTAAAACTTTGGAGGAACATGCTCGCGACTTCTATGCACCTAAAGAAGTGATGGTTGAGAAGGAACTCTTGGTTGTAGAGTTCAAGGGTGAGGAATACTGTGTAGACACCGATTCAACACCTATGAAAGTCTACAAGTCGGAAGGTGAAGTAGATAAGCTCGTAGGTCATGTTGGAGCTCTTGAGTTTGCAGATATGGTAGTCCCTAGTTATGAGTAAGAAGATCTAAAATACCCGAAAAAATACCTCTACTTAAAAAATCCCAATTTATTAACTTAATGTCAGAATCTAATGTATTTTTCGCTGCCAGTGAAAGAAGACGATAAGGAACCTTCAGTTCTTCCAACACACAATACCCTTGACGCTTAGGAAAGAAGTTTGAGAACAAGACAGGGAACCCAAATCGGTGCATAATCGCAAGATGACTTCCTTCTGTTTTGTCTTCTAAGATTTCGTCTTCAAGATACTCATCAAAATCATTCATATTCACACGAACAATACGAATAATTCCCGGAACAATGTGAAGAGATCGTAGTTTGTTCGGATACTCCTGAAGAGATTGAACGAACATCGCAAGTTCTGCCCAGATACGAGTTGTATGAGGGTGGATCATTGCTAAGGTTGTATCCAAAATCATAGGAACTGCAAAGGTCATCTCTTCAAGATTCGGGAGAGTTCGAATAGAGGCTATTTTCACAGAAGGTTCATTTCTTTTCATCCTAATCGTCTTGGCATAAGGACTGACCTTCCGGAGGTATTCTTTCACTCCTTTTTCACTTCCTATATTTTCATACAGTCCATCTACATTATAATGGGTATACAAAGGATACACAGATTCGCGATGAATTTTGCGTATCACGTTGTTGGTCGTGTCTAGTTTTGTGTCATCTCGTATGTTAAGAAACCGATTGATAGTATATCCCACTCCTGGTATCTCATAAATATCTTGAAAGTTAAGCGTTGCTGCCATTACTAGTACTATTCGGGTCACATATAAAACAGTTATTTGGAATGAGGTTATCAGTTCCCATAGGAGCCATAAACTCTCCTTGTTTTCCATCTTCGGTCAACACACGATTTCCACGAGCATTCTGAGCTGCATTGACAAGTGTGTATTGACGCACCATAGAGGTATAGGCAGAAGCACTTGTTTGTTGACGAATGATACGAGGAATGATAATCGTGAAGGAGAGAGTTAGAATAGTCACACCCACATTGTCTTTTGCATAAACGCGTGTATTTACGGTTCCTGTTCTTGCTGGAGTTCCTGTAATAGTAGCCGTCAAAGGATCAAATCGAAGTCCTACAGGTAATTCATTTGCATCGACGAAATAATAGATTATACCAGAACCTGTCGCTGAAACGGTAATCGTTGGTATGGCTACATATTGATTGAAAACAAAACTCAGAGAAGAAGGACTTGTGAAAGTTGGACCCGGAGGATATGCATCAACATTTAATGTTGCACTTAAATTCGGACCAGAAACTGTATAAGCAGGAGCAGTTATAACTGTAAAGGTATCGTTTGAAGAGGGAGTCGAAGAACTAAATGTGGCAGTATCGTACGACCAAGAATTCAGAGAAAAATCAGATGAAGGAGAACACTTAAACAAATACCAACCTGGAAAAAGAAGCGCAGTTGAAGTAGCAAATACTTTAAAATTCGACCCATCGAAATAGACTGGGCTTCTGGGGGTTGTTACGATAGACCCGTCTAATGAAGGTAAATCGCACGGACTCCAGTTTGAGCCATCTTTAGAAAATCGTAATTGGTTTGACATAGTAGCTAACCATGCATTTGATCCATAAGCAATATTTCCATACCCAAGTTGTGAGAACTGACCCGTGACCGGAGACCATGTAGACCCTTGATCTGTCGAATATTGAAGATTATTACTGAGGTAATCTCGACCTAAAGCAATCCATATATTCGGATCATCTACATTAATGTCATATACTATATTTGCAGCGAAACTGAAGTTAGGATCACTAGGAGGAGTAAATATAGAGACTCTATTCCATGAGTTTCCGTCATCTGTAGATCGAACGATTGCACCTACAGGACCACTCAACGGTTGAGCACCACTTAAATCTGAATACCCTCCACTTCCTCCTAATAAAAGTACACCGTCTTTATACTTCAAAATACTTCCTGCTGCGTCTATAGCGTTTACATTTCTGGCAAATGTACGTTTAAAAAGAGCTATACCACTTTGATCCAATACAAGTGTTCCACTTGTCCAACTAACACCATCGTTGCTTGAAGTATGAAGAAAGATTCCTAGATTGGATGGAGTGAAAAAGTCGTCAGGAGGTAATGGAGGGATAATATTCGACCATCTCCTTCCTCCTGAAGCCCACCATGTATTTGTAGATGTCTTATTGGCAACCGATGAAATAACATAATAGTTTGAGCTATTGAGTGTAATTATACTCGGAGTACCGTATTGTGTAGAAAATCGTAGTACTTGACCGGTAGTGACTCCATCAAGATTGCTGATAGATCCACTTCCTAATCCTGAAAATATAAGAGTTTGATTGCATATGTTTGAATACCGAATTCCATAACTAGAAAGTTGACCAAATATTCCATTTGCTACAGAATATAAATTCCAACTAGCAGAAAGATCATCACTATAAAATATATTAGAATTACCAACACCTAATAAAGAACGGTTGACAACACGATCTGTCGTTACTAAAGTGAAACCAAGGGAACTATCTATAGCCCCTGCAGATCCTTTTACTTCAAATGTATCTAATGCTGGAAGAATATCATTAGGTGGATTTGTATCTGTAAGAGTTCCTCCAAAAATACCTGTATTGCTTCCAATCGTCATTCCGTAAGTGGGGGACAAATTGCTGAACTGATAATTGCTTACATCTTTACCACTATACGATACTCCTAACACTTCAATTGCAGGAACGGCTCCTCCAATGACAAGAGGATAACTAGTAGATGTAGTGGTTAAAATAACACTATCGGGTGTTATGCTGTAAGGAAACGCCTTACTTGTTGATGAATACCCAGTAGAAGCCAATATAGTCATCGTTCCACTTGTATCTCCTAAGGGTGTTCCTGTGAGGAGTCCACTTGTACTTAATGATAATCCATCGGGAAGAGTCGTAGAAGTAAACGATGTAATAGGTTTTTCACTTAAACTAGATGCTGAAAACTGAACAGGAGTAATTGCCCGATTCTGAATAAAGTTAAAACTTGAGGAACTCACATCTTGAATAGTAATGATTTCAGAGGAAATAGAAAACTTCACATTTCTTACATTGAAAGATCCAGAACCTTGTTCAGTAGCTACGACTGTTAAAGTTGTTAGAGGAGTTACAACGGTTGGTGTTCCTGTAATTGTATAAGTGTTCGAGGCATTGCTCGTAAAGGTTAATCCCGTCCCTGCTAAAGCATCTGCAGTCATCGTAATATTACATCCCGAAAGAGCAGAAGCTTTGAACTGAATACTTCCTGGATATCTACCAGGAAATGCATTGCTTACAGGACGAAATTGAATGAAGTTATAGCAAGTATCGGTTGCAGGAGTCAAAATACTATCAAAATTTACAGTATCATTAATAATGTTTAAACTTGTAGTATAATCTTGAAATGCTCCACTTGTATTTGAGGCACGTAATGTAAAGGTTGGAGATATTGTACTGTTTGGTGTTCCAATTATATACGCTCGTGCTTGACTGTTTGAAAATGTTAAACTGAGACCAGAAGGTAATGATCCTCCAACTAAGCTAATCCCTGCAATAGAAACATCTGTAGTAGATAACACAGTTCTTGCTCCAAAATAAACTGTGTTTGTTGGAATAGGAAATCCTGCATACAAAGTGGGAGTTGAAATCTCATCAAAAAGAACGGCAGGACTAAATTGAAAAGTAAATGTTTTCGTTGATGAAATAGGTGCTGCATTAAAAGGAAATACACGTGTTCCTCTCAGTGTAATTGAATAATTATTTGTATTAAGACCTACGAGTGTAGAGATTGTGTTTGAGTTAGGAGTTCCGGAAAGGACAATGGTACAAGAAGTATCATTTCTATCTGGAAAAAATGTTGTTGAACTATTACTAACTACGCCACTTTTTGTTGCAAATTGAAATCCGGGCAAAAGGGAAGGACTCCACGAATAAGCCATATAATCTCCAAATTGTACAGGATAAGGTGGAAACCGAGCTGTAACAGTTGTGGGCGTTATCGCAGTCGTAGTTGTAAGATTCGAAAAATCTTGAGAACCCGAAACATCTAATATTAAACGCTCTCCGTTCACTCCAATTGAAACCGTTGTAGTAATAATCTTTGATGAATTGGTTCCAGTTCCTTTTCCAATAATTTGATAGTTGCTAAAAGGTTGTTGAAGAAAAGGAAGACCCGATAAATCATAATTTGAACTGTTCACTTGAAAAAAGAACAGTCCCGAAGGTAATGATGTAGAAGAAACAGGATTACTGATTGCAAGAGGGGCCGTAAATCTTACAGGAGTAAAAGGTTCATTTCTATAGAGTGTTATGACCGAATTACTCACAGGAGTTATAAACCGTCCTGCTCCAATGTCTACGACACGCGTAACTGTATCTTGAATGGATGAGTTCGAAATCGCATCCACAACTAAAAGATTACTTGTTGATGAAGATTGATAGCCTGTAGCCGAGGCAAAGGTTATGACATTTGCGTTTGAACTTAAGTTCGCAAGAACAACTGCCGAAGATCTTGAAAAACTTAAAGTATCTCCTCCTAATTTGGCAGTATAGGTGTTTCCTCCAAAGGGTTCGTATTTATACAACTGAATATTACTCCCAAATGCAGAATCAGAAACATCAATACGGGAAGACACGGTAACTGGATAATTAGAAGAATCTACAACTGTAAAAGGTGGATCAGTCATAACAGCTGAAACAGACAAAGTACCGGCTGATCCAGGAGTTCCTGCAAACCCTGTTGTAGAAAAGAAAGTATCACCACTTGTACTTGCTAAAAGGGCAGGACTCGATCCTGTGAATTGAATTTCATAGGGGGACGCAGAGAAGTCGGAACTGAATACATAACTAAACGGACGATTGATATACTCTGTTCCCGTAAATGTGGGAGTAGACAGTATAGGCATTACTCTTTACTTAGATTTAGGAACTATCACTTTAACTACTTTCTTTTTAGGTTTCGGTTTTTCCACAACAGGAGGAGTTGTAATTGTAGCTGTAAGTTCAGCGTGTCGTTTTTCAGCTTCTTCCAAGGGTACATCACGGTACACCATGTCCAATTTCAATCTCAAAAGGTTGGAGTTGACGTCCATACTCTTCACTGCGAACATTTCGAGTGGCAGAATACCATGTAGTCGGTTCAAAGGGTATTCGTTTCTCTTCTTCTTGTTGAAGAGAAGCGGAGTTGTACTGAACATACAAGAAATACACAAAACTTGCTAAGACTAATCCAAGCAACACCATGTTAAACATCCAGGATGTGGCTTGAACGATTTGATTGCGTCGTTCCAGCAGACTATTTTCAATTCTTCCTAAATCACTTCTATTGATGAGATGGTTCATTGTTTACATTCGCGTCAAGAAACATCATCGTTTTCCGTATCCAAACAGAAGAGTTTTGTTGGAAGCAAGGGCAAACCCGAATCCGACTGCGATGGAGAAAAATATGTCGCAAGATGTCATTTATTTCTCTTCGGGTCTTGTCCTTAAAACACACTTCTAGTTTTGTGTCGGCGTATTTTAGAAGATCCATTTCTCTTTCTTCGTTGCGTGTGTTTACGCGACTTTTTCTTTTTGCCTCCATTTGCCGTATTTTTGGATTTTCCTTCAGGAGGAGCTTTTGCTGCTGACGGTGCTGAAGCAGGTCCACCCTTCACAAGTCTAATAACATTAACACCTTGTGAATTTTTCACATTATATGTAGTCTCGCTACCACTTATAAAATCAGCTATACTTTTCCGAAAAGAAAGAGTTCTAGAAGAAGGTATTGTAGTTTTCACTTGAGGTATTTCCACAACAAAGTCTATTGCCTCTGCTATTGCCCCTTTAAATTCACCAAGTAATGTATCATCCCCTTCTTGTTCAACTTTATAGACCTGAATATCTGCCTGTAATTCTGGCATTTATTTAACGGCTAGACTTTACGAGTGCGTCTGGTTTTCTTTCTTTTCCCTCCTTTTGTTTGACCAAATGTTTTGCGTGTTGGATTACGATTAAGTTTTTCAGGTTCCGTATCTATTTCAGGTTTTACTTTTACTTGTGTTACATTCTTTCTGACGATTCTGAAAAAAACATAATTTTTCGTTTTCTTAATAGTAAGATGAGGTTGTTCATCCTCTGTCGTAAGAAAGATTTCATTTCCATTGGGATCGTTTAAAAATTGATTTAAGAATTTCTCAAAATAGGCCGTATAAAATCCTTCATCATTCCAACCCTTGGAAGTAAGCAATTTGTTCACATCAGGTAATTTTAAAAAGAATTTAACAGCATCTTCAGTTGTTCCTTGAAAACTACCAATCAATTTTTCCTTTACCCTCAACAAACCAGGTTTGTAGACATCAATTTCTACTGTTGTTGCCATTTGTTTAAGCGCTAGAATTCAAACTCTGTGTATATGGGTTTTTCTTGAAGGCATCTAAAATACCCGGTTCATTACGAACCACATTGATGTCTTCCTGAAGAGGAACCACATACTTCACAGATCCCTGAAGAGCAGCAGTAGGTGCCTGACCACCAAAGGTCATTAAGGGTGCCTCAAATCCACGAGTATTGTTCAAGAGACTTTCATCGCGATGAGTTTGAACTGCGAATGATTGAGTACCTGCAGCAAGATCATTCATTCCACCTACAGGTCCAGCAGGAGTAGGTCTGCCTTCTACGGTCAACTTCATAAACTGTTGGAAGGGTTCTGTGAAGGCACGAATGTAGGACAAATAACCACCTGCTGCGGCTTGTGCAGTTCCCTTGTAATCAATACTAGTGCTCTCACGATTTTGGAGTTTCATCATCGTTTCGGGATATACGGCAGACGCAACCTGTTGACCGAGTGTCGTATTCGCACGCTCCACACCTTGAAGAACTGCGAATCTATCCGGCTTGTTCTTCTTGACGGGTGCTTGAATACCAGGTTCTGTAATGAAATGAGCACCAGGAACAACTTCTCCTTCGTAGGTAAGTTTGGGATTGGTCACGACACGAAGTTCATCAGTGGTACGAGGAAGAGCAAACTCACGAGCAGCATCCTGTTGGTATCCACCCGAAGGTAAGTTTGTATATCCATCGTTCACACCAGGACCAACGCGAGTTTGTTCAATCGGGAATACATTGGCCATACGCATAGACGAGACCATACGAGATTGTTCAAAATCGGTTTCTACCTGTTTTCCCCAAGGAAGACCTGTAGCCGGTTCAGGTTTGAAGAAGTTGGCTTCCTCTGTCTTATGGAAAAAGGTATGTTTTCCAGTTCCTGTGTAGGTATCTAAAATTCCATCTGTAGCACCGTTGTACACCGATTGTGTTACACGACCACCGAAGAAAGGAACCATATTGTTATGTCCTTCATCCGATTGAACAATGGTTACACGTTCGGTTTCAGGGGCAATTGGTTTGGGCGAAAGAAAGGTTTCTTTGGGGTTAATCCGAGTATCCACCAATTCAGCTGATTTCTGTTTTGGAGACGCAAGGGAATACCCAAGCGCAGCAAGTCCTAGTAGAAGCGCAACTTCCATCTTTGTTGTAAGAGAACCACAAGATTATTTAAAGACATCCTTACACATACAATCAGCGATGTAGCTCAGAGGTAGAGCGCCTGGCTCATATTCGTGTGGTACCAGGAGGTCAGTAGATCGAAACTACTCGTCGCTAAAGCATCTACTTCCTATCCTTATTTCCATCCCTTGATGCTTGATTTGTTTCAAATGGCATCACGGCATGAGACTGAGGTTTGAAAACCAACCATTGAAAGGGGTATGATGTTTCTACACCTCCTTTCGCAGCAGGAATCGTTACTTGTGTAGACATTGCCTCTTTCGTATATTTCTTCGGTTCTACCTTCACTGTATTCATCTTAAAATGTAGTCACAAAATAATGTATGAACTTTTAATTGTTCTTATAATCATTCTCTTTTCACTCGTGAAGGCACGAGAACATTTTGCTTTCTCGGTTGATGCGAGTGTTCTCATACCTGAATTTAAAAAGGGGTCGTATCTTCCTTCCTGGCCCAGAATACGAGATATTTATTCAACCGACCCAGACTCGAATCGTGGATATGAATTTCTAAGCACATTTCCAAATTCTTGTCCGGATGGGAAGGAAAAAGACGCAGGATTGTGTTATGAAAAATGCAAGTATGGATATCGTGGTGTAGGTCCTGTATGCTGGGCCGATACTCAAAGTGTTGGAGTAGGAAGACCTATAGGATTAGAACCTTGTCCGGATGGTTGGAACAACGATGGATTGATTTGTCGTGAACCTATTCGAAATGATTGTAGTTGGAAAGGTTTGTTTGGAGAGTGCTGGGGGAAACTGAGCGGAGGTCGTTTAAAAGGTCGTTTAGATAATGGAGGTATTTGCGATTGGCCAGATAAAAGGAAACTTCCAACTTGGCTTGTAGAAATTAAGGACGCATGGGTCTATAAGAGTACACAAAACCAAGTTCCTCAAGATAAACTTGAAAGCACAGATCCTGCCACAATTGAACGAAAGAAAATTCTTGTCGCATCACATCCTCTAAATATTGCAGGATTATGTTATAGGCCATGTCCTGTTGACTTTCCTATTCGTGTTCCAGGTATGCCTTATTTGTGCTACAGAGGTGGGCCTTTATCCTATGGTCGTGGTGTAGGAACGATTCCTTCTGTCTTGAGATATGGGGACAAAAAATACACATTTCTTTAGTTAAACAAGATAAGGTCTACAACACTGATAATAGTATCTTATTTCATTTCCTTTTCCTGTGGGGGCTTGTCTCCATGAATTCATAATTTCCTCACCTTCATTGCAAGTAAGAGCACTTCGTCCTGTTGTACCAATGTGCTCAACATTTCTGCACTGAAATTTAACAACGCTGGTATTTCCTCGTTCTCCTTGCCTTCCTTGTGGTCCTGTTGGTCCTTGTGATCCTGTTTGTCCTTGTGCTCCTGTTGGTCCAATAGGACCCGGATCTCCTTTATCTCCTTTTTCTCCTTGAGGTCCAGTATCTCCTTGAGGCCCTTGAGGTCCAATAGGACCGGGAGGACCCTCGTCTCCTTTTTCTCCTTGTGAACCCATAATTCCGTATGGGCCAGCTGTATTCGCAGAACTATTGCCGATTATTTCCGTAAACTCATTTGCGTATTCTGTGAAGGGTTCTACAAGTCTTCCAAGATCCTGTTTGAATTGACTTCCGTAACGAGAGATTTCATTTTCAGACCAATTCATCCGAGAATAAGGAGATAAGTTCAAACTCTTCAACATTTCACGGAATCTATTGACCATTGCATTAAACTTTGTAATGTCCGTTCCAGGAACAGGAGCAGGAGGGACAAAATCACCAGCAGGTTTGAAACCAAAGCAGTTGACACCAAATTTCAGAGAAGGGTCAAAATAACCACCATTTACACCTGGACGACCACACGCCGTTCTTTTTCCAGGATCCACTTCTCGTTGAAGTTCATCCCAGGTTGCCTTCTGAGTGGGATACAAGGCCATTCCTCCGGCAGACCAACCGTATCCACACCATTCGGCTCCAGTATTATAGGCTTCAATGACTTGTTCAAGTGTTGCAAGTTTTCCACCATAGGCAGCACATACAGCTGGAGCTTCATCATAGGTAAAGATAGCATCGCGAATGTGAAATACTTCAGAACCCACTAAAGGACCTCCTACACCAGGACGAATCGGAGAAGGTTGATCGGACTTTTTCTTGTCTGGAAAAAGCTTATCTAGGGCTGATTGAACATCGATAAATTCGTAGTAGACTAACACTGAAACAATCAGCGCAATCAAAACCCAAAGGACAAGGACGGAAAGAATGGATTGGGTTGTGAAAAATACGAAAATAGAAAGTGTGAGTATGAAGACGCCCACGAGAATTCCATAAATCTCGGGAGTCATTGATTCAGGGGTCGTTGCCTCCATTTATTCATTGATACGATAATACATCAGCAATCTCATCGTATCGACCAAGGGGAAGTTCTTGGGGTCAAAGGTTCGTACATGCATATCGTTGAACTCTACCCAAGGTTGACCGGGTGGAAGATTACGACCATAGGTATACCAGTGTCCTCCATCGAAACAGATAATCGCGAACAAGAGATACTTGATTTTGTTCATCACGAACTGAACAGGATAGGTTGTGCTTGTTTGAAGAGAAGTCATATGAAACACCAGAACTTGAGGAAATGTCTCCACTAGAAACTGTTTGGTACATCCTCGTTGAGAACATTTCTCACATTTCCAATCCGGTATAACATACGGACGAACGGTTTCTACAATCGCATCGGATAAGGTTTGTTTCGGTTTACTAGGTGTAAGCTGAAACTCAACTACACTATCAGATTTTGTATCGGAATATTTACACTCTGTATTATTACATTTAATCGTGTGTGCAACTTTGAAGCGCATAAGCTTATCAAGAAAAGGAACTTTATCACAAATGAAATCAATCAACTCGTGAGAATCTCCTATTCCTTCTCCTGCTGGCATATCATTGCGAGTTTTCACACAATCATAGAAGGACTTTAATCCTTCTTCTCCTTTACTGCCCCAAATCTCGGAGAGACAATACTCTACGGGATTTTTGTCATCTTCTTCTCCATTTTCAAATCGTTTTTGTAAATCCGGTATACGAAAGATACCTTGAAGTGCTGCGTTGATCCAACAGGATCCTCTTTTATTACGAAGTCCAAATGTAGTGCTCATTTTATCTAAAGAATGCTGAAAAGTCTGTTAAGAATGGAACGGGATCCGTTTTTGAACCTTGAACTGTAGAAAGTCCTGTATTTCCGATACGATTCATATAAGCACCGTCTTGATCCCCTGGTGTACGAGAATAAGGAAAGAATTGACTGTTATCATTCAATCCTAAAGATCCTAAAGAAGGTAAATCAAATTCCCTAGCACTTACTCCTGCAAGTTGTCCAACACCAGGCTGTGGAGTTGCTCCGTATCCTCCTAAAATTTCAGGATATTGATTTGTTTTACTGGTATCTCCTCCTCTTCCAACAGCTTCTCCAACACCAGTATACAGAGGACCAAAGATATTCTCAGAGGGTTTCGCAACATCTCCTGCGAATCCTCCGGGTCCAGCTCCTATAGGTCCTTGAGTGTATCGTGTAACTCCTAATTCTGTAGGTCCTGCTCCTCCATCTCCACCTGTCGTTGATGCAGGTTGTGATCTAGGTTGTGGAACTCCTTCTAAAAGTTGAGATGCTGTTTGAGATTGAGTGAACCAATAATCAATAACTCCTTCTAATCCTTGTTTTGAACTTTCAGGGATGTCAGATACCGGAATATCCCTTACAAAAGATGAAATCTCAGTTTGAGTAGGCGGTGTCTTATCCGGTAAATACACTATATCATAGAAATCTTGAATTTTTCGTATGTAGATATCCAATCGCGAATCATTCACAGGGATTCCTGTGTAAGAAGCAATTTCCCGTCGAAGTGTAGTATCTGTTGTCAAAGGACGATCAACGGGAGTTGCAGGACCTGTACTTGGTCTTTCTGTTGTGGATGCAACTTCATCTCGTTGTCTGACTTGTTCAAATACAGACTGACCTTGATCTATATAATAAGCCTTTAAGAGATCACGGACTTGATTTCTTTTTTCTTCAGCAACCCGTTTCATGTTCATATAATCAAAAATATCTGCGATTGTAATCTGAAGAGTTTCATTCTTCCATCCTTTCATTCGACCTCCTCGTACATCTCCTAAAGGATCAGGAATTGAGTAACTCCAAAACCCTCCTATTAGTTCACGTATTTCAGTTTCAGTGAGTGTACTTTCAGGGGTTATCATCTTTCGAATCCGTGTTATTTCAGCTGCATCCCATGTAGAAGGGTCTTTGATAGTGGGTGTTGCTTCGAATCTCTCTCGTACGAACAAAAGAAGAAGCACTACAATTGCTAGAAGGGCAAGAAGTCCTAAGTTCATTACTCTTTACAAAACATTTTTGGCGCACATTTCATCCAACAAGGGATCGCAAACCGAGTAAAAACTCCCCGAATTCCAAGACGATGTAAAGTTGTCTAAGAACGATAAGCCTTCTCTACTAGGATAATATTGTTTTGTAGGTTTGTAAAGACCTTCGGGCAAATCACCTTTCCGGCTGTCTGCAGGTGTATAAATTTGTTCAGTACGAGTACGAACTTGATCACGGCCTAGTGTAGGTTCTAACTCAGCTCCAGTAAATCCTGCTAATGCACCTGATGTATTGATCTCGGCTTGTTCACGAGCAGCTGCTGTAACTGTCAACTCTACACGAAAACCATTCACAATAATCTTTCGTAAAGCATTTGGATCCACTCCTGCAACTTGGGCATCCGGTGATCTCAAAAATATATCTACATCGGTGTCTTTGGGTTTCATTTTCGCAGGTTCATAGACTTTATCGTAGAACGCTTGAAGAACCTTCAAGTAATCACTGTCGTTTCCTCCTATAGGGGCTTCTGCATCAATCTTACTCTGCCACTCAGGGGCAATCTTATCACCAACCATCGTTGGACGATTGACGGGTTGAACGGGATCCGTGTAAAACTCACGAAACCCCAAAGCAAAAAGTAATAGGGCAATGGCGAAAAGCCAAACCAACATCATTGTTATTGGACAATACATTTCCCATCTGGAACCGTTCCTTCATTGGGAATAGATTTTGCGAGAAGGTCTACAAAAGTGGTCTTCGGTTGCTGTTCTAAAGCAGGTATGGTAAGATTGGACATCGTACGAAGTTCTTGACGATTCTCTTCAGCTTTATCCAGATCGTATATGCCTTTTGCGATGGCTTTGTCAGAAGATTCAACTCCTTCCCATTCAGGAGACATCGCGTCGTATTTGCGTTGTGAACCCATATCACGAGGTTGAAATTCGAGAAATCCCGTACGAGTCGTGGTTGAAGCATTATACGATGATGAAGGTTTCGCTTCCTTGCCTGTTGCAACGACATAGTCTTTGTAGTGATCGAAGACTGGACCATCCATAGGGGCCTTATACTCCACAAATCCTGTGGGAGTTTTGGATTTTTCGTTGTAGATTGTACTTTGGGCGTATGTCGCCATTTTCTAGATAGTCATATAAATGTCTCTGATGTTTGCCGGTGCGAGCAAGAAAAAGGACGCTGAGCGCGCGCTCAAAAAGCGACCTGTTCTTGTGTTATTTTTTATGGATGGTTGTCCTCATTGTGAGAACAATAAGAAGGCGTGGAATGAGGCCAAACAAAAAGCAGGTATGTCTACTGTCGAAATTGAATCTTCTGCTGTTCCTGATAGTCAATCGCAAGTCGCAGGGTTCCCGACGATGATGGTCATTCAAAAAGACGGAACATCGAAATCCATTTCAGGGGAGCGTCAATCCGGAGGTGAAATCTTAAGTGAGTTAGGTGTCAAACCCGTTTCAGGTGGACGATACAGAAGGTTCAGAACCCTCAGGAGGTCTGACAGCAGAAGGAATAGGAAGTTCCGTCACCGTACCCTTCGCAACTACATACCCCTCCGAAAGTAATTTATCAGAGCGAGCATTCTTGCCTAAGAATTTCAGCAACCCTTCGTGGTCATCTTCGGGGACGGTGTGGAAGTTTCGTTGGGATTGAACCAATTCAAAGACATCTGAGGTGTCCATATAGATGTTGGAAGTCTTTGCAAAGGCATCGTTGACTTTATCACGAACGCCTACGAGTGTAACATCGGCAGCAGGAGGTCTATTCGGGTTGTCTAAAATATCCGTGAGTTGGGCATTCATAAAAGGATTGTCAGGTTGAGGCATTGTCTGTTCAGGTCCGACATAGGAGCTCACGAAAGTCTCTTTCATCTTCTTCACTTGAGGAAACCAAGAGTGTAAGAGGATACTAATTCCCATAACAACGGGTACGATGAAAATATACATTGGGTTCATCGAAGTTAAAAACAACAATACCGATAAATAGGCCGAAAATCTCACTACAGCGTTCAAAGCTGAAGCAACTGACATATCCGGCGTGGGAACAAAGGTAAACCAAGTATCTTTGTTGAACAGAACACTGGGTTCGTCATACCAGAAAGGCTCTGATTCTTTTTTTACAGGCTGACTCATCTCTTATCTTCACTTACGGAGTTTGTTTTCGCGATGTTTCTTCTGCATTCGTGCGATCATACGAGCACGACGAGCCTCAGGAGAATTACTTAAGATTTGCTGTGATGTATTTCCGGTTGTCCCTCCTCCTGCGTCTCCCACAATCATCTCGTTCAAATACTTTCCAAAGGCAGACTGAAACTTCGCACGAATCATTTCAATCTCTCGCGTCAACTCTTGCTGATTGATCTTTCCACTGCGAATACGATCTTCTAAGACTTCCTTCGCTCGGTCCATCAACTCCTTCACAGCAGGACTTTCGCCTGGATTTCTCATAATCTCCAAGACTTGCTCAGGGTTCTCGAAATCAATCCCAAGGTCATCAAAATTGACTGACGAGGCAATGTCTCCCATCAAACTCGCAAGACGAGTATTCATCACGAGTTCTAGGATTTCCGTCAGAGAGTTTTGGTTTTCCTCGTCATCTAAGATTTTGTTGATTTCGTCGAGTTGTGAAGAGTTTCCACCCGGTAATAGACTTTTTACGGTATCGATAATCTTTCCAAACTTCTCTTTCGGGTCTCCGTGAAGAACAGAATACAACAATGCCATATGAAGGAGTTTCCATTCTTCTTCTGTTCCTTCCCAAGGAACCTTTACTCCTGGAAACAACTCCACTTCGGAAAGCAAAGTATTGTCACGCTGAAACACACGTAGAAGATGAGGTAAAAACTGCTCTTCTAGGTATGGAAAGAGTTCTTCCGTTGCCTTTGGAACTCCAGGGACTTCTTTGCCCTTAAAATAGGTTACTAGTTTTCGTAAATGTTCCATTTGATGTATTTGTTTATTTCTTTGTAAGTCCTTACTTTGAACGATTTCCACCGCGTGACGCAAACTCAGCAACCTGAGCATCCGTTAAGCAGATACATCCACGATCCCCTGAGAAAGGAGATGGACAGCAGTCAGCACTCATCTTGTTGTTTTGGAAGGCGAACAACTCATTATCACTGGCCATATCGTAAGGTCTCTCAGGAACAGGTTTGGGTTCTGAACCAAGGAGAGGAGGAGTACCACTGTATCCTGCAACACCTACGGCACCTGCAACAGGTTGCATATCAAGAGGCATACCGACCTCGCGCTGCATAAATCTCTCCTTTCCATCTTCACTTTCAGAATCAGATTCCTCTGTTGTCTTCTTGATTGGCGAGTTATTGAAATACCTCAAAAACAATCCGGCGAGGAGGGCTGCAAAGAAAAATGTAAACACGGCTGTTGTCTTGTTCATTATTTGTAGATACGGAAAAAACGGATTTATAAACTTCAGGAAAACCTCAACTAACCAAAATGGATTATTCAGTCTTATCTTTAATTGAACTCAAGCAACACGCAAAAGTACGCAAAATTAAGCAATACTATGTGAAGCCTAAAGAGGAACTCGTGAGACTCCTCTCTATGCCAGAACTCCCCGATACATTTATCATTGAAAAGAAAACTATACAGCAACTTCGTAAAGAAGCACAAGACCGAGGCATCAAGACCGGGATATGGAGATGTAAACGCAAAGACCTTGTGACTCTATTGTACTCCCAAGACACCGACAAGACTGCCTCGAACAAGTATCAAGAGAATGAGAGCGACACAGATGAACATAATGACCCAGAGCAACATGATTCCGAGTAAATAAGGATACAACAAACTTAACACACTTGTGATAATTGGCCGTAAAATATGAACCTGTAAAAATGTCTGAGCCTCAGGCGTTTTTAGTTGTTCAGCCACGTCCAAAAACAATGATTCAAACATTTTAGTCATGTGAAATTTGTCTGTTTACTGATATAAACATGAAGCTTTCACAGACGAAAATGGTTCGCCTTGGCCTCGTATTAGCTGGCGTAGTTGCTCTTTACGTTCTTTTCAATTCATACTCTTCCTCCAAATCGGTGCTTGTCGACAAAGCCGAAGAACTTGGGGGACTTAGCACACCCGGACCCCTCTCCGACCAAGGACCTTACATGAGTGGTGGTCATGGTGTCGCAGGAAATGCCGTGAGTGTCCAGGGAATGCAAAGTCGCACACCAGCCTCTCAACAAACATACACTGAATCTACCCTCTCTTCTAGCGAGCTCCTCCCCAAGGGTGAGATTGGTGCTTCTTGGGCAGCCGTCAACCCCGTAGGTGCTGAAGATATGAAGGGACAAAACTTCCTTCAAGCAGGATATCACTCCAACATCAATATTGTTGGTATCGCACAAACTAACCGAAACCCGAGTTATGACATCCGTTCTGAAACCCCCAACCCACAATCCAAAGTAGGTCCATTCCTCCAGACTACAATCGACCCTGATCCTTTCAAATCCACAGCAGCACAAGATGGTCTCCGTGCTTAAACGATCTTCCTGTATTTAAACAATGTTCCCAATCGCAGCAGTAGGTGTAGGCGCCGCACTCGCCTATGCGTTGACTCAAGGTCCTCGCAACACAATTCGTATTCAAGGTCCAGATGGACAAACCTACGAAATGCAGAACCTGCCCAGCAAAGAACAAGCAGTCGCACTGATGGCAAAAATCAAGGCCAATCTTGTGAAGTTGTATGAGCATTACAAATCAGAACCGGCATTGATGGCTGATCCTCCTGTGAGTCGATTTGTAAGTCGTTTCTCCCCCGATGTGTTTGTGGAAAACGATATGAGTTCCAAAGACACCTCGTATAGTGAAAACAAGGGGCAAAAAATAGTGGTCTGTCTTCGGGACAAGACAAAGGCACCTCACTATCCTTTGATTGATGAGAATACTATCATGTTCGTGATGCTTCACGAGATGGCACATTTAATGACCGAAACCATTGGTCATACTCAGGAGTTCTGGAGCAATTTCAAGCGTATGCTTCACGATGCCGTTCAACTTGGGATTTATCATCCTGTGAACTATGCACAACGCCCAACTCCTTATTGTGGAATGACCATCAGTGATAGTCCTATTTAAGATCTCGTAACCGAATATAATTTCCATCCTTTAGAACTCGTAAATCTCTCCACACCTTCTTTTTACTGTATTTCAAAGCAAACTGATTAGGTGATAGTTCTTCACCATTATGAAGAATCGTATTTCGTTCTAGATTTAAAGTTCCTTCTGCAATCGTTATATGCAGGTTGCTATCGCGTATAAAGATACGCATACCATCTTGGACATCTTCTAACTCTTTGAAGATCAATTTTCGTTTCGGAGTCTTCGGAGTTTCTTCTTCGTCCTCTTCTTCATCGTCATCGTCATCTTCTAGATCTTCGCTAGCCTTGTTTGATTTATTCTTCATTCGTTCATAGTTGTATCTCGCAGTTTTCACACGATGACAGGAGACACAGAGGGCTTGGAAGTTTGTAAGGTCATTCGAACCTCCTTCTGCGAGTTCTAGTATATGATCATATTCACATCCTGCTTCATCCAACACACCAGGAAGAACAGGATTATAAGACAAAGGACAAGTATAATCTGAAATAAACGGGGTTATAGCATTGTTACAACGATATCGTTGCTTCCCCAGAATACGCTTTTTTTCGTGATCAGAGAGTGATAATCTTTCTACAGGCATTTTTAAGTTACATTCAATTTTTCTCGATTTTATAAATCCGTTTTTAAGTACAATGGACACCATACCGGTTTTTGGAACCTATGGAAGTGTAACTTTCTTTAAGGACGACACTATAGAGATTGTTCGTCAACATCTCGCACTCTTGCTTGAAACTCACCCCGATCGTATGTTCGTTGAATGCCGGACCTCTTTACCTGCGAACTACTACTCGTCGAACCCGAAGAACTGGACGGATTTGTTTTTCCGAATGTCTCGCGATGGCGAAAAGATTACAGCCGAAACCTTAAAGACCTATCTCAATCAAGTGAGAGTAGGAACAGGAGTTGTTGGTCGTGAAGTATCCAAAGAAGAATGGGAAGCCAAAACAGAATATCTGGAACCTCTTTTCAACTCGGAGTTTGATTTTGAAGAGTGGAGGTTGTTTGGTGTAGAGGAAGCGAAATCTACAATCCTTCCTTTACCTCCTCAAGAAATCCCTTTGTCGGTTGCGAATATTCCTATACTCAAACCTCAAAGTGTATTTGAAGTTCTTCACCCGTTAAAAATCCTAGAGTTTCGCGTCACGATTGTTCCTGAAGGAGCTTCTGAAGTTCTCAAGCGTGTGTATTATCCTCTGTTGAGACCCGATACAGCGAGCAATATTGAAAACATCCGTGAGAGTTTTGAACGAACTCAAGCCCATTATAAGAAACTCATTGAGTTGGATGTTCCGAAACACGAAACGATGAGTATCGTGAAAGCCAAATGGTATATTCCGTTTGTCTCTACTCAAATCACAGCACCTCGGGCTCGATTTGAACAAATCTTTTATGGATTAACGGTTTCCACAAGAACTCCTCACATTGCCTATTTCACAGCCAAGACCGAAACGGTTCGTCATAAGTTTTATGTGGAAGACCCGAAGAACAAGAAGCCATGGTTAGACAGTACGCTTTTCAATCATTGGTTTATGACCACTCAACCTCAGCGCAGAAAACCCACACTCCTTCTTTATCGTGGAAAGACCAAGACCTCCTTTGATAGGATTGCGATCACCGATAAAGACATCATCATCGATATTCGTCGTGAAAAGGGTTCCAAAGACAGCTTAGAAGAACTTCAGGCCTATGCTCTGGAATGGCTTCAAACCTTGGATGCTGTTCAACCCTTTATCGTTCAGACAGATTTAGAACAATCACGATGGGAACTTTCGGAGATGTCCTTGGTGGCTGGATATGCGAAGGATATTGCCGAATTCGATATGCACCGATTTCCTTGTCTTCAAACCATCTTTGGAGTTCAAAACGATACATTTCGTCTTCTTCGTGCCGAACATACTTCGGAAGATATTTCACCTCGCGAAATGCAGGCCTACCAGATCTTATCTACAGAAGGCGCTGAACGAAATCCTCAATACCTCGCAGAAGAAATGAGAATTTCCTTAGAGGAAGCCGTAGATTTATTTGAATCGGTTACCTCATTGGCTACAGACCTGAATTTGGAGAAGACATTGAAATCCTATCCTACTCTCAAGTTCACGAACAAAGAAGTGTTAATCAAGTTTGCCACCAACCCAGAGAGAACTCTCAAGTATGCGGATATATTGCGACATGTATTGACTTCCGAGAGTGAAGCCGTAAATGATGTCTGTCCTCGTCGTATGGAAGAAGTTGCCCCTGTTGTTGCTGTTCCTCAACAGGAGATCAATGTAGAAGAAGAAACCGATGAAGATTTGTTAGCTGCGTTGGGGATTACAGAAGCCCCTGAAGAAGAACCTGTCTCTTCAGCAGCACCCTCGACAACCAAACCCTCACGAAAAGTGAAGGTTGCATCCAAGACGATGGCCACCTACAACCACTTCAACAATCGTCTCAAGGCCTTTGACCCGAATACCTTTGATCAATCTTTCTATCCTAAGAAATGTGAGAAACCCCAACAAGTCATCGCATTAACTCCTGAAGACAAAACTCGCATTGGACCGAAATACAACTATGAAGATGCTCCAGAGAGTGAGAAGTTAGAACTGAGTGATCCAGATGCGACAGTCATTTGTCCTCCCTACTGGTGTATGCGTGATGAAATCCCTCTTCGTGAAGAACAGCTCATTACCAAAGACGATGGAGAACTTCACTGTCCAGTGTGTGATGGAAAAGTCAGAACTTCTGACAATGCTGATCCTGTTCAGTTCACGGTCATACGCAGAGACACCTTAGCGAAGTATCCGGATTATATGAAGAAGAATTCTACGATCAACGATCGAAAGGTCCCCTGTTGCTACAAACAAGAACGATCGGGAGTTGTAGAAGTCTTAAGCGACAAAGAAAATGAATCGTTCATTCTGAAAGAAGATGTAAAGGTTCTTCCTGGATTTCGTATGGCCTATCTTTCGGAAACTCTTCAATCACAACTCAAAGTGAAATCGCATTATGAAACCAGTATCAAGAAAGGAAGATTAGCATCCGGAGAAAAGGACTTCTTTCGTATTGGGTTGGACAGTCCCACGAATACATTACCGGTGATGCTCAAGGATACCAAAGAAATCAAACGCCCATCCGAAGCACGAGAGAATGTGTTGAAATGTTCCTTCTTTCGCAACTGGAGAAAAACAGGAGAAGGTGGAGATGAGATAAGTCGAACGATCGCAAGTATTGATGAAGCGTATGTGAATGGAGAACTTTCGATTCACGAAGAAGTGGAATACGTCACAACCTTTTTAGAATGCAATGTTATGTTGATCAATGTGGAAACAGGACAACTGGAATGTGGATTTTGGACAGATACCAAATCTGCGAGAAGCCGAACGATTGTTTTGTTGGGAAATGATATTCTAGGTCAGGTTACTCGTAAGAAGGTTGGTAAAGCTTATAAGAATGATTATATCGTCAATATTCAGGATAAGGAGTTTGGAAAAGATCTCGCACCTTTGCTGACCCGATTGAATAACGAAGCCTGTGCGTCTTCACTGCCCAACTTACAAAATGCCTTGAACGAACTTCCAGGAAGTGTATTATCAGACTACAATATGATTGTGGATCCCTTCAACAAAGTTCAAGCGATATTCGTTCCTAAAAAATACATATTACCCATTCAACCGGTAGGGGCCGTTCATTCACGAAAAGCCAAGATCCTCAAAGGCTACAAAGATATTGAGAAAGACGATCTTCCGATTGGAAAAGAGTTTCGTGAGTTTCTGAAGAATACGAAACACCCTGGATTTAAGATTGTCGAAGAACTCCAAGATGTCACAGGTCAAATCGTAGAGTTTCGTTTAGCCTCTGGGTTTCGCGCTCCTATTCAACCTGAAACTCCAACTCTGGTTCAACCTGCAAAAGAAGTCTTGGCTACTCTTCGGAGATACGATGAAAAGGACCTTGTGGACGGAAAACCGAATGCGAAGGATTTGAAAGACTCACAAGAAACCTCGTATGGTGAAGAGATTTATGAGTTTATGATGTATTCATTATCCAAAGATATTCAAACCATTGAATACGAACACATTCGTCAAGAGATTGAAAAGAAGAGTAAGGATTTGTATCGTGATTTAGTCGAATGGTATAAGCGTGAAGCTTATGAAGATACAACAGTTTCCCCTCTTCATTTTATCAACAAAGTTCGCACTCCTTGTGGACAGTTTAAGAATGAAGAAGCCTGTAAGAAATCATCGTTGTGTGGATGGCACGAAGGAACCTGTAAAATACGTGTGAAGCCCTATGTCAATACAGAAAAAGTCCTCAATCGGATGGCCAAAACACTTCTTACCAACGAGAAACAGCGTGCATTGGTTCTCGATGATCGTATATCACCCTTTTTTAGCACAATCCTGTATTTGGAAATGCCTCACGAACTAATTACGACAAATATATAAATGCTCAAATTCACTGGTGGTAGATTCCAAGTTGCTCGCCCTGTAGTCGTTTCGCAGACCCCTGTGGTCGTAGAAGTTCCTACTGTAACCGTAATTGAAGAGACCCCTGTAGTCATTCCAGAGACCCCTGTGGTCATTCCAGAGACCCCTGTAACCGTGGAAGTTCCTACTGTGGTCGTTCCAGAAAGTCCTGTACCTACACCCGAAGTTTCCGTTGAGTCTTCCTCCGAAGCTTCTTCGTCTTCTTCGTCTTCCTCCGACCAAGTCCAACAGCCTGAGGTTTTATCTGTACCCCAAGATTCGCAATCGCCTCCTCTTTCGGACTAGTAGGTTTCAATATCCCTTTTGACACAAACACTTGGCGTGCTCTTGAAGCTTGTGAATCTTGTTTTTTTGAAGGGGGTTTCTCATTCTCATTCCCTCCTATTTTCGCCATAGTTGTTCCTTCACGAGGTTTTAATGGTGCAGCACAGGTTCCTTTGACGGATTTACATTCATCCTTTTTGTCTTTGGGATGAACGCACACTACGAATCCTTCATCGGCATACGATTGGATCTCTTCCATCGTAGGAACCTTCAAGTAATACTTCTCAATAAAGGTTGCCTTTGTGAAAGAAATTTTGGTTCTGGGAAACATCGGTTCCAAATAGTTGTTACGAATAAACATTTCCATTTCAGGAAGTTCGCAAAGTGGGTTTTTTCCAGAAATCCAATTCTTCATAAACGAACCCGATAAAAAGTTGAAGATAATCTCATCTCCTACCTTCTTCAGTTCGCCTGCTCCGTGAATAGTGGATGCTTCCACACCACGCGCTACGGCAAAATGAAGAGTTCCCATTTCTACGATGGATTTTGCACGAGCACACGCAAAATAGATATTTGGATCATCTTTCTTTTTGTAGAGAATCCAGGTATAGATACCATTATCGGCTTTCAATAAAGTCGTCTCATCAAATCGTTCTACACGATGAATGTAATCAATGATCTTTTGACGATTTGTCGGATACTGAATATATACAATCTGTCCATCCACATTGTAAGTGCAGTTGGTACTGGGCTTAAAAAACGCAGGATAGGGATCGTCAACGGGTTTATTGGGAACTCCTATGTCCCAAACTTTTCCACATTCACGACCTTTTTCCTCCCTTGCCTTCACACGGAGTGAGGTCCTTGACATTATCTATAGCGTTGAAAAATCATCCCTAGGAGGTATCCGGCAAGCATTTCGTTGAGTTTTGCCTGTGTGTGAGGAAGCGAGTTTCCCTTCTCAATTCGCATCTCGATAGGAAATGTGCGAATATTGAATATATACTGACCCACTTGATAGATGACGGCGAGGATACCCACAAGAGGATACATACTCGCAAGAAATCCAATCAAGACATGAAAAAACGCATAGATAGGATGCCGATACCACATTGATATCAACGACTGAAAAATTGAATTAGGTTTCTACTTCAATTTTCCACCCCCCGATTTCAAACTGAATTTTTTTAACGGAGAACCCAGACCAAACTCCCTTTGAATTTTAAAACACTTAAGCCTTTAAGAAGTGAACCTTCAAGTATTTCTGGAGGTTGAGGTAGGTGACTTCCGTCTTGTCGTCCACACGGAGGAGTTTGGAGAGGACGGCATTAGGAAGAATACGGCGCTGGAAGTTAGGATCGAAGCACTTGTGGGACTTGACATACTCAGACACGAATTTGGTGACTTCAGTCTGAGATCGTTTAGAACCTGATGCAAGACCCATAAAGGCGCAAAGTTCATCAGAAAGAGGGCGCTGGACGAGGAAGGCATTGTTGGCTCTGCGAGCTTCCCATGCTGCCTTCTGTTCGGGGGTCATGTCGGCAGGGTTGATTTTTCTCTTTTTCTTGGAATCTCTGGCTTCCTTCTTCGCAGCACGAGCAGCCTCTTGAGTGGATTTCACAGCCTCGCGAACCTTGGCAGAAAAATCAGCAGACAAAGCCTTGAGTTTCTCAGTGAGAGAAGCAAGGATCGCATCGGAGGATTGTTGTACAACAGGTGTTGCAACGGCAGGAGATGTAGTGGTTGGGATCACAACCTCAGCCTTTGCAGGGGTTGCCTTCTTCTCTTTCTTGGGGGCAGCAGCCTTCTTTGTTGCGGGTGCAGCAGGAGCAGGTGTTGCAGCAACAGGTGCTGGTGCACTAGCAGTAGTAGCAGTCTTCTTATTGTCCTTCGCCATCTTGTTTGTTTTACTCACAGTCTTGGTTGCCTCCATTTCTAACGCGTTGGTATGATTATTACCTACTACGGTTATGTAAATGAGTTTTCTAGAAGAAACGCAGGGGTGGGGCGACGAGTATATTGGACAATTCCACGTGCTTTCATTTTCGATTCGCGATAGAAGGTTTCATATGCGATTACAGGATCTGAATGTTTGAATTCTACAGGCATAGCTTGAGGAAACGGGGTCGCATCCACGAGAGGGATATTCTTTGGGGGATGGTCTCGTAACCAGAGAATATGTGTCTCAGTCTTGTGAGGTTTGTTGGATTTCGGGTATCGGTATTGGTACTCTTTACACAACCACCAACCGAGTTCACACAACCAGTAGTAGTTGACGATACTTTGACGAACCCAAATGGAACAGGGATGGTTAACATGGGTTTTCTTGTATGCTCCCTCCGGAAGTTCTTCAGGACAGAGCAACCAATGTGACGAGTATAAAAGTTGAGCAGTTTCTAAAATCATTTTCACCACGTGCTTGTCGCAATGCATTTCTGCTGCGAGACGTGGGTTCAGGTGTAACACGAAGATATTCATACTTGGACTTCATTGTGATAGAAACAAATCCATTTTTATAACCTATACAGGGCAGACAGAAATGTGAAGCATAGCACATAAGGATCTTTGGGTTCCATTGACATTCGTAAAAGTCCATAGGTGGCTTGAAGAGTGTAGGTTGCAACCAATCCATACGATCGTTCGCCTTGACGAATGAGACGAGAGCAACAATGATGACACACTCGTCGTGTTTTACTTTTTTCAGGAAACACAATAGGAAGATCATCACGAACTAACCGAAAAAAGGTAACATACTCTCTTGGACTCATACGATAAAACATACCGGGATTGAAATCTCCAAACCCATTTTCTTCAAACATATGACATAGAATATTCCATCTATCTTGAATACACTCAATCAACACACGCCTTTCAGCAGGAGGTTCATCATCAGTTCGACGAAGAATGTAAGACCAGAAGGATCGTAATCGTTTTCCAGTGTCAGCAGAAAGAGGAACCTTCGTGTAAGGATTGGTAGGTTTTATGGTACAGGCATACCATTTCCAAATCGTAGAAAATCGAAACCACCAGATTTTTCCATTCTCCTCAAAGGCAAAATAATCAAAGGGATGGACTTTGTCTGCACTATCAAAAGTTTCTAAATCTTCCCCATTCGCGAGATTCTTTCGTGATAAGACACCCGGTCCTCCTAATCGTAATCTTCGACGAAGTAACCATCCACGAACAAGGGCTTGAAGTTTCACCACGAGTTGAGATTTTGATTTATTCGCAGTAGACCACAATACTAAATTTTCGGGTTTCATTCTTGCGTGCCGTCCACATACATTCATTCCTTGAACAGCAGAGGCAGTACATTGATCAAGTGACCCTTTTTTCCGAACAGACACACATTGCATTACTTGTTCTTTGGTTTTTCTTGAAAACCAATTTTATGCGGTAAAAACGGATTTACGATTATCAGGAGAAGTATAATCATAACCAAAACTAAGATGTCTACTAATGCAATTGTAACTGTTTCAAATCTCGATATTAACAAGGTCTCTTTCGGCGATATCCGTATGAATAAAGCGGGTGGCAAGACAGTTCCTATCAAGTACAACGGTCAAAATCTTCAGATTCGTATTCCTAAGATGGTCTATCCTATGGGTATCAATATTCGTGAGACTGATAATGGAGCAACCTATCAAATGTCTGCTACCTTGAAGGGTTGTGATCCGTTTGTAAAAGAAAGAGCACCAGCAGAAGCCGGTGAAGCAGGAACTCTCTACAACTTCCTATTGGATCTCCAGGACAAACTTCTCAAGACTGCTCATGCGAATAGTGTGAAGTGGTTCAGTAAGGCAAGAACTGAAGCTGTTCTTCAGGACAGTATGAAACAGTTCATCAGCCCAAGTGTTGAGAAGATCAATGGCGAGTGGGTTCCCACTGGCAAGTATCCTCCAAGTTTCAGAATGAAAGTTCCAGTCTATGATGGAAGTGTAACGATGGATGTTGTAAGCCACGATGGAAAACCTATTCAAGTGGATATTGAGAATCTCCCTCAAATCTTCCCAAAGCGTGTTGAAGCCTCTCTAGCCGTAGCACCAAGTGTCTATGTCAGCAATCAGAGTTTCGGTATTACTTGGAGAATTATCTTTGCGAGAGTTGCTCCTCCTCAACGATTGACTGCTGCTCAGGTGTTTGCTGATGAGATTGATGAGGAGACGACGAACTCTGGTTCTCCTCCGGGAGGTGAAGAGGAAGAGACGGTTGTTCCTCAACAAGAGGAAGTGTCTGTCCCGATGTTGGTAACTCCGGTTGTTGAAGAATCTCCTTCGGCTCCTCCAGTTCAAACTCAGACGAAGTCCAATCGTCGTAGGGCAGTTGTAGCTTAAGCCAAACTTTAGAGTTCCGCGGTGGAACATGCAAGATCATATCCTGATCAACAAAAAATATTTTTGTTTTGTCTGGGTAATCCAAAGTGGTGTCTCGTTGAGGACAAGGAACAGTAGGAATAAGTGATCTACGATTACAGGCATTACAAACATAGACCTTCGGTGGATTGATAATCATATTCGGTGTTACAATTCGCAAACTTCCATGGAGACATCTCTCTAGGAATTTTTCGGGTGTTGTCCAACCTTCATTTAAAAACTGTTCAAAGACATGCTTAGGAAGAACAGACCAAATATCCCCTTTGATTTCCCAATCTTCTTGAAAGAGAGTTCCAAAATCCGATTCACGAAACCATAACAATCGAACATCAGCGCGATCCTTCACAGAATGTTCGGCACATCCAACTCGTTGAAGATCTTCATCATATAACCAATACACATTTGCGTGAGTATATCGTGGGTCTCGTGAACCTCGGTATACTTCGCGTCCATCCATATTCCACAAATCCGACACGACATCAATATCGTTTTCCGTAATGTCGGGGGACACATCATCATAATAAAAGGTAGGGTCAAGTACTGAAAACATTGTTCTCTACTAATCAAACTTAATGGGTATTTTCACCGCATGATGACACACGGATTTGGTTGCTGAGCGAGAAAGTTCGTGTCTTTTTCTTCGTGTTCCATCCACAGGTTGAAGAGTGGTAGAACATTCATCCATATCGGCTTGAACTTCTTTGATATGTTCTTCAAGGTAATCTAACACTTCATCTTCAATCGCCCATTGAAAGAAACTGAGTTGTCCTACAGTCGTATTCATTCCAAGAAACTGGATTTTCTTCCACCGACAGAAAGGGTCAAACATCTTTTTGCTGTATGCACGAAGATTCGACTTGTATTGGAGATAGACAATCACATGTCGTCCATCTTTTTTGGTGAGGTAGGAAATATTATGCTTCTTCGCATAGTTGGTAACCAACCAATCTAATAACCGTAAACTGATCTCGGATTCGGATGTTACAATCTTTTTTACACGCTCTAAGACAGCTTCGTCCGAGTAAAACTTGGACAATCTTGCGAGTACCATTTGCTCTTTGCTTTGGATTTCCATATGTGAAACAGGTTTACTCATTGAAAATGCTTTTGTTAAGTAAACAAGAAATGGAATTAGACCCGGTTTTACAAGGAGCAGAAATCGAGAAGATTGATGAACATACCCAAGAAACACAGAAACTTATCCAAAAAATGTTGGAAGAACTCCCCAACGAAAAAAGGATCCTAGAAGGAACAGAACTTCCTCCTCGTGAAGATATCATCATTCCGAAACCTACAAAAGAAGAGGAAGAAGCCTTTATGAAATCACTTTACAAAAACGGACTTTCGAAAGAGAAGGAGGAGAAGAAGTAATGGAAGATGCCCTACGAACCTGGCTTCTTGACAATCGCCCTTATACACATCTTAATACCCGTCTGCGTCACTTTATTCACTTCTGCCGTTCTCTCGAACCTGGACTCTCGCACAGAAAAGCAAAACGACTTGTCCACACCTGTGCCCGAACCCTCTTCGAAGGAGAAGTTGGGAAGTTGTGGATGCGTGACCGAGCATACGAGCGTGTCTTGCGTCTATACGGCGCTAATGACCAAAGGACGGCGCAATGGCACACGAAACGAGGAGAAATGATCACTGCCTCAGAAGTCTATAAAATCTTTAGCACACCCGAAGCACGAAAGGAGTTGTTGCTACGAAAATTAGAACCTGCCTTACCTTCGGAGGGTTCTGGAGCAATCCCTGCTTTGTTGTGGGGAACACGATTTGAACCTGTCGCAAAGAAGATATATGAACAACGAACAAATTGTAAGATTCTGGATGTCTCGTGTGTTCAGCATCCCATACATAGTTTTCTGGGTGCTTCTCCGGATGGACTAATTGTACCGTTGAACGGAGATGAGAAACGATATGGACGATTGGTAGAGTTTAAGTGCCCGATGTCTCGTGTAGAGAAACCTGAAATCCCGATCGCTTATGTACATCAAATGCAGATGCAAATGGAATGTACAGGGATTGATGAATGTGAATATGTTGAGTTTCGCTTCAAGCAAGTCAGTTTCAATGATTGGATGAAAAGCACCATCAAAGAAAAGGGCTGTTTCGCAGTCTATGATGATGGGAAAGTGGTCTACGATGTAGAAAACATTCCCGATGATGGTCAAGTTGTGTATTGGATTCTTCAATCCATTAAAGAGGACTTTGTTCCTAAAGATCCCAAGTGGTTGTCTGATCATATCGATCAACTCAAGTCGTTCTGGGATGAAGTCGTAGAACATCGAAAGAATGGAACGAAACCCGAAACGAAGTCGACAGTAGCTTCATTGGATATCTAAAGGTAAGCGAAAAGACTAACTCTAGGTACAGTCTGAAGTATCTTGTCTTGATAAGAAAAACATATTTTGTGAAAAATACGCCCTAACATTTCATTCCACTCAATAGGATACCCAGTTCCACATTCTCTTGAATCACGAGGATGTGAAGCTGGACATTTTTTTAGTTCTTCAAGATTTCTATCTAAGACCTGATTCATTTCATCAACCCATTGTTTCGTAAGAGGAGTTTTAGGTCTACAGATATAAGCTCCATTCCCCACAAGTTTTTCCCAAAAAGGTGCTACTGGAGGGTATGCAATATCGCTAGCACTACTTTCACGATATCCATTGATATAGGCATCCGAGTTGAGAATATCATCAAAAGCTTGTTTCCAAGATCCTCCTTGCAATTTGATATCTGAATATCCTCCTCCATAATGGTGCATAAAGTAGGTTCGTAAGTAATCAGACTTATGTACATCACTTAAATACTGAAATGCAGGATGAAGGGGGGATTCTTGTAAAATATAATCGTTGAGATTTTCTGGAGTAACAAGAACTATATTGCATTCAGATTCTTTCATTTTTTCAAGACAGTTCATTCTAAGATTGGACATTGATGTTGTTCCCGTCCAAAAACAGAAAATACTGTAAGGCTCAATACGAGGATAATAAAAGAAAAGATTGGGACTCCCCGAGTTATAGAGAAAATACCCTAAAGAACTGAGATATTCAATAATTATAGTTCGTTGTATACCATATAATGAATCCGATAATGAATTGCACTCAATCTGAAGAAGAGGTTTCCACTTTCGAATTGTCTGTTCTGCTCCTTGTAAAACATATAATTCAGAACCCTCCGTATCTATTTTTATAAAATCAACATTTTCAAAGTTGTAATCATCTAATCGTTTACATTCAACTTTACCATTTTCTGATTCCTGAAAATAATAACATCCAGAATTCCCTCCTCCGTGCTGTAAGATATTTCCCTTACAGGCGTGTGAATATAATCCATTGGATTCTATGCGACAGTTGATATTGTTTCGTTCTATGTTTTTCTTAAGAAACTCAAATGTTTTAGGATTTGCTTCGAATCCTACTATATTTTTAAAAATGCGAGAATATGGTGCAATTGTTGTTCCAATATGAGCTCCAATATCTATATAAGTATTGCATCGTCTAGGAAACACGCGCAAATATCGTTTTACGATATCAAGATCATAAGGGTAGGGCTCTGTAGTCCCACGAGAAATAGATTCGGCAAATACAGGGTCATCTGTCATAAATTGAAATCCATCGTAAGTCGTATGAAACATATTGTAACTAGGAAGTATGTGTTTAAGAAGAAAAAAACGAGTGGTTTAAGTCAGGCGTTTGTAAAGTATGATAAATGAACGTCACTTATGTGACTGCGTTTCATCCCGTTCGTTCGAATATAGGCCCTTATCTTGAAAAATTTGAGAAGATTGCTTCTACTGGAGTTCCAATCATTTTATTTTTAGATACCACTTGTATGTTATCAACTTCTTATCCAAATGTAAAAATAATTCACAGTGAAATAGACACGAGTTGGGTTCCTGAAACCGTATCTCTTCCCATTGTTCGCAGTCAGGAGAAAGATACAGTTCGTTATCTCGTATTGATGCTTCATAAACTCAAGTATATGACCAAAGCATTAGAATTTTGCGAGTCTCCTTATCTTGCTTGGATTGATTTTGGAATTTCTCATATCATTCGGTATCCCGATGTCACTTTTCAGAAATTAGTTGCTCTACAGTCCTTCTCAAATCCGGATTTAAAGAACATTCTTATCGCAGGATGTTGGGGTCCGAATCCTCATCACGATATATGGTACAGTGTGTATTGGAGATTTTGTGGGGGTTTCTTTTTAGGGCCTCGTGATATCTTTCCTAAGGCATATCAGCGTCAGACTGAACTTGTTCAACAGCATCTTCCAAAATTAACTTGGGAAGTGAATTATTGGACATTGATGGAAGAGTACTTCACATTTTACCAAGCCGACCATAACGACAAAATGATCATGAATGTTCCCTATTCTTCTTCTATTCAACGATTAACCGATGAACCCTATTACATTGGTGGATTTCGAAAAGTTGCTGCAGGAGGACCTGTTGAAAAGTATATTTATTCCTGCTTACCTTCCAACATAACCATTGTGTTTCCGAAGACCGATATGATGGTAGAAACATTTGAGATTGAGCGTATGAGAAAATCTGCAGGGTGGAATGATCCTGCCATTCATAGTGAGGCAGAGATTACATCACGAGCATTGCCCGTTACGGGAACATCTGCTGTTTATTGCGTAGATACAACACGGGGTATAAAATCACCTTGTGTTTTGTTGTTCCCTTCAGACGATAATACCTTTACGAACGGGCTTCAATTTTCCTATTCTCTTCCTACTTGGGAAACTCGTCAATCGAAAGTTGTATGGAGAGGTGCTTCAAGTGGTTGTGAATTCCCAAGTTTACGCGCACAAGTTGCTCAAGAATTGTATGGACTTTCATATGCTGATGTAAAATTCACACTAGGGGGTTGGCCACAAAATGATGCGAAAATACCCCCCGAATATTTTGGTGAAACGATGACGATAGAACAACAATTGCAGTACAAGTATCAATTAAGTATTGATGGAAATGGTGCTGCCTCCAATATTGAGTGGATTTTTGCGTCAGGGTCTGTTCCTATTTTCGTGAGTAATCCTAATCTAAACTTCTGGTTCAAACCCCTTCTAGAAGATAGAGTGAACTGTATTCTCGTAAACGGAAATCTTCGTGAACAAATTGAATGGTTACTTGAACACGATAACGAAGCAAAGCAGATAGCCGAGAATGCACTCGAGTTTGGACGAAAGATTTTTTCACCAGAGTTTCAGAAGGAATATATACAGAATGAACTGAATCGTATCATGGACTCTATTTGCGACATTAGTTGGAAAGAATACTTTGGCCCGCCTGGATTAGAACATTTTCGATTGTTAGAAAAGCTTGGAAAATCTGTTCATAATCAAGTCATTATCGATATTGGAACACATACAGGAGCGAATGCACTAGCATTGTCTAAAGAAAAAACCAATCATGTGTATTCGTTTGATACGCGACACAGTTTTAGTCTTCTCAAGTTGCCAAATATAACCTATTCGTTGGACAATCTTATGACTCCAGAAGGTCGTGAGAAATGGAGGGATAAACTTCTAGGAAGCGCTTTTATTTTCTTAGATGTAGCTCCCCACGATGGAATTGTAGAATATGAGTTCTATGAATGGTTACGAGATAACAACTACAAGGGATTTTTAGTGTGCGATGATATCTGGTACTTTGAACCGATGAGACGAAATTTCTGGTATAAGATTCCTACAGAATGCAAAGAAGACCTTACTGATGAAGGTCATTTTTCAGGAACAGGAATTGTTCGATTTGAACCTTTTCAAAAAGATATATCCGATTGGACCGTTGTAACAGGTTATTTTGATTTAACTCGAATGCCCGATGCCTCTCCTTCAATCAAGTCGCGTCCTTTCGAACATTATCTTCAACATTCTACTTCCACATTGATGTTGGATCAAAATATGATTATTTATTGCGAACCTCATACGGTAGACTACATTCGTGCGAAAAGACCCAAAGAACTCGAAGATAAAACTCGTTATATCGTGATGAACTTTGATGATTTCCCTCTCAGTAAGTATCGTTCTCTTGTAGAGAAAAATAGATTGGTTCGTCCATCTGTAGATGATCGGAATACAGTATCGTATTACTTGTTGTGTATGGCGAGATATGCGATGTTAAAGAAGGCCATCGATATCAATCCTTTTGGATCGACTCATTTTATGTGGTTGAACATATGTATTGAACGAATGGGGCTTCAAAATGTGCGTGAACTTCCTAATATAATGAGACTTCATCGAGATAAGTTCTCCACTTGCTACATTGATTACCAACCTCGTGAGAACTATCTTGAGAATGTGATGCGATACGGGAAGTGTTCGATGTGTTCGGGATTCTTCACAGGAAATGCTCATTATATGAAAGAGTTCTGTGATCGAGTCGAACAAAAGTTTATTGAATGCGCAGAAGCAGGATATGGACACGCCGATGAACAGCTGTATTCGTTAGTCTATTTTGATTGTCCAGAAATCTTTGAAGTCTACTATGGAGATTACACAGAAATGATTACGAACTATGAATGGGTTCGTTGTAGACCTAGCGAGCCTTTACGATTGATTATTCCTCATAGTTTTGCAGCAAAAGACTATACAACCTGCTTAGCAGCGTGTAGAGTTCTTTGGAAATCTTACGAAAAAGGATATGCGAAGTTATCAGATCAAGAAGTGAATCAATTAAAAGAATACTTACGAGCGCTTAACGAACCAACGGGACCACCAGCTTAATTTAGGTTTCGGTGGTGGAGGAGGAGCAGCAAACTTGGAGTTCCATTGGTCAATTGAATAGGAACTCCCCATACTAATATTGCATCGTGAACAAATCGGAATGAGATTGCCAAGATTGGTTTTCCCACCCCGACTCTCAGGAATGTTATGTCCACATTGATAATCAAATGCATTAATCCGATTCTCGCACCACACAACCTTACATTTGGTTTCAAAGACTTTCCCTACGTGAGTGAGCCAAACCTGTTCTCGTAAGGCTTTTGGGATTTTTGCCTTTCGATAGGGTTTATGAACTTGATGAAATAAATTCGAAACGCGTGCGTGAGTCATTACTGTTTAAGGAACATACGCCTTATATTGGTTTACTTGAAATGGTGTTTGCATTCCTTGGATAGGACCCATAGAATAGGGAGTGGGGCTCATATGGTTCGTATACTGCTCGTAGTGAGAATTCTCAGAAGCGACGGTCTTTTGGACTTGACGCTTATCTAAAAACTCAGGTTGAAATCGTTCACGAGAAACGTACAAGACATAACCAATCACAGCAAGAGCTATTGCGAGGTAAAGGACAGAGTTCATTGTTTACTCAACACGAAAAAACGAACCGCTTACAATCTAGAATAGAAGACAAGCAATGGAAGACCGTGCGATTGAGATTTTACAACTTATGATTGGGCGCCGTGGATTGGACACGAAATTAGATCGTGTCACGACAGACGATTTAGAACGAGCCAACTTATACACCATCGGAAATATACTCGTCGTCTTCAGTCAAAAAGACAAGGGATTACTCGATAGAGATATACGAAACTTCATAACCTTCGCAGAAACGAACGGATACACGAATGGAGTCATTATTGTAGCTCTCTCCAAACCCTCCGAGAATGTCTTACGCGTTGTGAAGGGATATGCGAAAGACAGAGTTCAGTTCTTTCACATTCATCAACTTCAGTTTGATATTACAACTCACCGAATGTATGTCCCTCACAGGATTTTAAAAGAGGAAGAAAAACTGGCTCTTGCCAAGAAAGTGAAACTAGATCATCTTCCTCCCATTGATTCTCAAGATCCCCCTGTGAAATGGATTGGTGGATTGCCGGGTGATGTCATTGAAGTTCTTCGTCATAGTGATGTTGCAGGACAAACACCTTTCTGGCGCATCTGTGTAGAAGATGTAAATGTTGCGTAGAAAATAATGTATTCACTTGTGCTTCTTAGCGCACTTGCGATTGGATTACTGCTTCTTGGTACTACTGAAAAAATGGAACGGCAAATAGCACCTCTAGAAACTATCAAATCGTTGCAAAATATTACGAATATAACAGCTCAACAAGGTACGGCAGAACTAGACTTTCGATGGGGTCTTCTAGAGCAGTCATCTCGTGATGCTCTTTTGCGTGTAGTAAGAGAGGATCCTCGTGGAGGTGCTTCTTTACCTGAAGAAAATGTGTTATACAGAGCTAAATATTCTGTAGCAGAAGCACAGGATCGTTTTTATGAACAAGTGTTTGTGAAGAAAGCTTCTATAACAGAGGTAGATATAAACACCTATGTTGAAAATGAATTCACAGATGCTCCTCCTGAATATGCGTATTTAAAACCAGCATTTATCAATCTCCTGAAGTCTTATTTTTTACGAGCAACTTCCTCCACACCTGCTCCTAGATCTACAAATACAGGTAGCTATGCTTCTGAATCTGAAATTAGTAGTTTGACTTCGCAATATAATGCAAAACAAGCAGAGTACGACCGTTTAGTAGATGAAACGGTAAAAGACCCGACTCTTATAAGCGCAAACCTTGAAAAAATCAAGGCATTAAACCTTGAAATGACTCAACTCTTAAATCAGATGATTGCATCGGTAAGTCAAAATGAAACAAGAAACAATGTATCTGATCTTCGTGATGAACTTGTTTATAAACTTCAAAGGATTCAACGAGACTATGATGGACTTCTTGCAAATACCGACAAACTGGAAACTCTTCGGAGAATACGCCAGTTTGAGGAAAAGGATTGGAAACGAACAGTTTTGATTTACTTGATTATCTTTTTAGTTCTTGCATTGATTCTGTTATTGGTGATGTTTTTTCGAGGTCAAAAGAAGGATACGGCAACAACCACACCTACGATGGCTGCTAATACAGCACCTCTAATATAGTATTCTGTATAATCTACGGGTTCTTCTACATCACCTTTTTTCACTGTTAAATAGGCGTCTTCCATTTTCGGTCCTTCTTGTCGTATGATTTTCATCCTTGCCTGAAGATTGGCCAAATCTGTATTTGTTGTTCCGTATTTATCCAAGAAGTCTTTTATATAGTTTGCATCTTCGGATAATTTATCTTGTAAAGTTTTCATATAATTGTTGATATAAGTTTCAGCTGCCTCATAGGCTGTCTTGTAACCTGCTTGACCTGTTGTGCGATACTCTAAATAATTTGTTCGGTAAATATCTAACACATTATTCAGTTGAGGAGGAAGATCTTTGGGAAGTTCTGGATAGACATATTCGGGAACAGGAGTTGGTGGAGGAGGTGGAGGTGGAGGTAATACATAATAGGCCATTAAAAGTTGCTTGAGTGCCCCGCTGTCAAGAAATCCCTTCAATACTCCACGCGCTACAGGTGTAATTGTGGGATCTGGACCATTTAAACTTGATCTGAGATTCGCAACATACTGATCTATATTTGTTTCTGTAATCGGTTGTGTTGCTGATGTATAGACTAGTGTATAAAATGTTTCAATGAGATGTGAACCAAAAATCTTTGCTTTTTGTTCAGGTGTTCCTTGTGCTGGAAGTTTTGGAAAGGTAAAATTAGCCGTATTTACAGCTTTCAACAATTCACTCTTTACATTGTCATTCATAAGACTCCATCGATATTCAAGTTCTTTGGAATCTGGAGTTTCAGTAAACCCAGCCGATTTGATTTTTTGAGTAGGTTCTAATCCCTCTCGCGTTTTAGAAAGAACAATAACTCCTATAAGAAGAGCCGCAAGAACCAAGAGTTCATACATTACTTCTCTCCCTATAAAAACAAAATGCCTGTTGAATCTTATTTTGAACCAAATGCTCCTCGTCATGTGAAGTTAACAACTTCTGCGTCTGAACATACGCGTTATGTTCGTTTGTTGGCCACTGCAGCTCCTTATATCCAAAGTGGTAAGGTTGTAGGTGCTCCTACATTAGGATGGAAATCTCCTTCTTTGAATTCTGGAGTAAACTTAATCGCACCTCTTTGGGGAAACCTGAATGCTTTTATCCCGAATCGTAGATAAGGAGAATGAGTTGCCCAACAGATTTTGAAAGAACTGTAAGAGGGAAATGTGTTTTAAAATGCGATGCCACTTACAAGTCCCTACGAGAAGGAGATGTTTACAAATGCGTTTCCAATACAGATAACACAATTTCGGTTTCGTTGAGAGAAATATCCATAGGTGCTCTTCCAGAAGAGTTTCAAAGAGAGAAGGAACGAGTTGGACAAAAGTTTCAGGAAGTTCTTCAGGCTGCTTTATGGACTGCTCAAAGAGAAGGAGTAGAAAATGTAGCAAACTATTCCAAGTTTCAAGGTGAATACGCAGCCGTGAAGTCCTTGCGAGAATCAAAGGATACACTGAATGAAGTGAATGAAAGTTTAAAACCCTTTCGTCCTGGAACATCTCCCGAATCAGATATCAACATCGAACGCCGTCGTATAATCGATTCATCGGCCCCAACTATGTTGTTATTACAAGTCGCTCTTGTAGTTGTGTTCTTATGTATTTTAGCGTATGCCTTGATTCCTTCCTATGCAGGTCTTTTATCCTTCTTATTGCTTTCTGTGGGTGTTGCACTTGGAATCTTTCTACGGAAGTGAGTAATGACGACAACCTATTATTGTCCACAAGGATTTCAACCTCATCCATCTATATCGTCTCAATGCGTGGTGAATTGTCCTCAAGAGAAGGGATACGATTTACGAATGAACGGTAATCAGCCAAGATGTACCTACTACAATGATCCAAAAATCTTTGTAGATCTAAAATCAGCATACGCATTATCCATATCTTCCAGTACAAGAAATTCCCCCACTCTTGAGAATTTAAAAACTGGAAACTGGTTTGAGAAGTATCTTTATACACTTTTTGATGGTGCAAAGAGTGATTTCGATAAGAAGTTCGCGCTCGTCGATGCCAATGTAGATAAAGATAGAAAACTACGAGATGCATTTCAGAAGCTTCAGTTGGCCGAAAATGCACGAGACCAATCCCCTGAAGCCTATCAAGAAGCTCGTCTTCAATATTATACTCTTCTGAAAGGTGATACATGGGTAACAGAGGAGAAAACGCGTATTGCAGCGGCCGAGGTTGACCCACAAGTTCAGAAAATAGCGAATACTTACATGGATTTAACGAATCGTATCAATCAACAAACCAACACAGTTCAGATCGTTGATGGAGTCAAAGATAAACTTGGTTCTCTTCGCGATGAATTTCAATATTCCGTAGGAACCTTCGGAAAACAGATTCAGGAACTCAAAAACCAAATTCAAATCGAAAGAAAGAAACGCGAACAAGAAAAAGTAGCTCCTGCAGATTGGTTGGGGATCCTTTTGAATGCCTTAATTGTTATAGTGTTATTCTACGCGATATTTGTCATATTCAAAAAGTTTATACGCCCGAAACCTATTACGCCGAGTATAAATACATAATAGGAATGGAACGGCAATGCCGTATATGTTTTGATACAGAAAACCAAGAAACTTTAGTCTCTCCTTGTTTGTGTAGAGGAAGTGGTGAATACATACACAAGGAATGTTTAGAACGATATATTCAACATTACCCGGATGGGATATGTCGTGTGTGTCTTGTACCTTTTGAAGTTGCCCAAAAAAATCAACTCTCTGCGTATTACACCTTTTGTATAGCCTTTGTAGCACTCATTCTGTTTTTGATGTCTCCTTCTATTCATCTAATTTCGAAAGTCCTTCTTTTTCTCTTGATGTCGTGTGTCCTGTGTGTCTACTGGAGAATGAACTGGTACACTCCTCTGATTGTTTTATCAAGTATTGCGATTATGCTGATGTTTGGGTTTCAATCGGCTTTTCGATATAGTAATCGTGAACCTATTTTGATCTTCGTATCTATGTTGCTGATTTATACACTCTTTCTTTACATCCCTCAACCGTATCTGATGTTTCTTATGGTGATTGTGATGGTCTGTTGTTATACGTATTTGGTATTGATGGTTGCCCTTGAAAATTTAGATGCTCAAATGACAGGACTGTTCTTTGTAACCGTATTTCTTTTATGGAATGTGATTACGATTGTTCGTCCACCTTTACGCTTTAATAATCGTTGAAACAACCAATGGAAATTACAGATCCTAGAACTGTTGTAGATTTTCAAAAAACCACATTTTGTGGGCATACACGCCAAAATGTAGTGAAGGTTCTCCTTCAAAACATTCAATTGGGTCACGCTGATTATTCCTGTTATTGGTCTCTGGAGTTACTGTGTTCAGGATTAGTGAATACACTTTGGATGACTTTGTTTCAAGGTGCTGCTCTTCATATCAATCGTGCCCAACCGAATGTCTTTTTATATTTAGCAGATGCATATGAAAGGTTCGCACCCATTGAGGCAAAATATCCAGTGATTGCGATGACCTCCATACGAAACAATCCAGATGTCCGTCAGATGATTTGTGAGGCCGCAGCAACGGTCTCTTTATGTCGCAAGAACAAATTGCCTACACTTCCGGGAATCAAACCCACTCACGATTTTGATCCGATTACCATTCAAGAAAGTGTAAAGGCGCCTTCTTCCTTATATGGAAAACTTGCCCTAAAAAAAGACGATCCGATGATGGTTGCGATCCCGATTAACGAGTTCTGTTATTGCTTACGATCGGATGTCCGAGATGTTACACGATGTTTGTATTGGATGTCGTGGGTCTATGCCTATTGTCGTGAACACAAGAAGCACACCAAAGAAGTCTTAGTCTTCGCAGATCGTCATGATGAGTTTGTTCCTGTTTCTCACGCTCGTCATCCCGTGTGGTTGTTCTGGGAATGTATACGAAAACAGACCAATGCGAATGCGAGGCAGTATATTGATGTCCTTTACAAAATGTATTGTCTTCGTTGGTCTCCCTCCGATGCGAAACCTCGTCAATCCTTAGTGACTGCTGCGATCCTCTTAGTCTGTGAAGGGATGACGATTGATACAACTCCTGTAACCTCACAAACTCTTGCCGTATCCAAAGTCTTAGAAGGCATTCCAGGATGGATTGATGCCATCAACCGAATGCAAAAGAGTTTTTCTAGTTAGTTAAACACAAATGGCTCTTCTTGGACTTCGTGGTAAAACAGGTGCGACTATTCAGGCAGTGTTGCTGTTCTTCATCATCAGCAATCCTATGACATACAGTTTGACGGATTCTCTTTTGGGAGGTCTCATCGGAAACCTCACAACCGTTTCTGGAGGTCCTACGACTCTTGGATTAATCGTTCATTCCATTGTCTTCGGATTGATCACCTATCAATTGATGAAGTTGTAAAACGGATCAACCTTCACCAGAAACAAAACTACCACACTCAAAAATGATGCCTGAAATTTCTGCCTCAAAAGTTGCTGGATTTATTGGACTCCACAAATTCCAGAATACAAATGAAATGTATTACGAACTCCTCCGCAAAAGTAAAGAAGGACTTTTAAAAATCCAGAAGATTGAAGAAGACTATCACCGTCGTTCCTTCAATAGCGTTCTGAATGAAGTCCTCAAAGATCAACCTATTCAAGATTGTATCTCCTCTGCGATCAAAGAACTTCAATCCACAACCGAAGTCTCTCGTGTCTTATCGGAAGTGGAAGCCCAAGCCAGTCTTATACTGGATCTTCGTAGAGACAACTTTACACCTCAACTTCGCAATCAACTTGCCTGTGAAATCCGTGGTCGTGTTACTAAACGCCGTGGAATTGAGAATGAAGAGAAGATCCTAAACGATTATGAAACAGCTCGTGAAGTCAAAGTCCAAGACCGAAATACGAAGATCTTACGAAAGGATTACGGGATCTTCAAGTTAGTCGGAAAGATTGATGGATTTGTAGTATCCGAAAACCGAATTGTAGATTCCAAGGAACGAACTCGTTTCTGGCCCAATGTTCCTCTCTATGATGAAATCCAGTTGCGATGTTATATGGATATGACAGGTGCCACTGAATCTGAATTGATTGAAAGATTTCCAGATGGTCAAACTCGTCATACGAAGTTTCTGAATGATCCTGAGAAATGGAGTTCCATTCAGACTGCGATTGAACGAGGTGTGGAGATATTGAATAACGCACTGGATAACCCTGAAGAATTAAAACGGATTGTTTTCGCCAATACAATTTGTACTCAAGCAAATGGAGGTAAAAATACTAGAATCACTGCCCCGAGAGTGGACAAACAAGAAGCCGTTATCGACTTATGAAACCCGATTTCTCTATATCGGATTTAGTCGCTATGACACAGAAACCAAGCGCATTTCAAGTTTTGAAAAGACAAAAGACAATAAGATCATATACCGTGAGAGATTTCACGAAGGAACAGTGTTAAGTAAATCTTACAATACAGAACTTGTGACAGTGAAGATTTATTCTGAAAACCCGAAGGTATGGGCAGAAGAACTCAATCCTCACGATGTACATTTCTTCCAGCAAGTCATACACCCTGCTTGAATTTGACGAATCGGAACTTTGGATGCTAAAATAGCAGCCTGCATCGCAATCGGAACAATGGTATCAATATACATAAGGATCTCACTCTTTTTCTCTTCGGGTAAGTTTGAATCGGTCAAAGCAAACTTCAAAGTTCGTTGAAGAACCTCTAACCTTTCTTTTCCACGAAGTTCTGTCATCTGTTCCAATTCTTGTGCGATTTCCAAACAAGTAGGGATCAGATTGCTCCACTCAATCCTTCCTCTTACAACTCTATAGAGAGCATCTACACGAGCATCTAATATTGCATCATTCATTTGCGGTTTGTTTTCCATCTACAAAAGAGCGTAATTGATTAAACATGGAACTGAAAGATATTCTCACAGTTGCCTTCGCAAGTTTGATCGTATTGGTTGTAGCCCATCTTGCTGTTTTTTGGGTTGTGAAGACTTTATATCCTCCTGCACAAGTGACTCCTCCTCCAGTTCAACATCAAGAACCGATGAAGACGGTTACTTTCACAGAACCTCCGGTAACAGAACAACAGAATGTTACCATACCAACGTATGAAACGCCTGTGCCCAGTCAAACCCCAAACCAAGAAACAACAGAACCCGTCCGAAAAGGACCTCCCCCTGCTGAAAGTACCTCAATTCGTGGGAAATCCGGGGTGGATGTATCTAACCCACAATGAAAACAGTGAACCTGTAGCCATTTTTGCTGATAAACAAGAGAAGTTAACACAAATCTATATTGTATTGGATGAACGACTGTTTTCCGATACAGTATTTCGAGTGGTTCGGTTAGGACCGACTTTGTTTGTGGTGTATGATGTTCGCTATTTGAATGGAAAGTGTGTCTATGAGACGATGAACTTTGAAGCTCGTCATCAACGCGTCAAAGATTTGTTGTCAGAGTTTCATCAGACCGATTTAGTGGCTCTGTTGACCCCCGATGAAGTCCCCGATACCTATCCCATTCGGGGTTATGAATATTATGATGAAAATCCTGGGACCATAGGCGTATTTCTTCCTGTGAAGGAATAAATGAACAGCACTTGCTCGGGTGGTAAACGAAACAAAACAAAGAAATCCAAAAAGGGAGGAAAGCGCAGAAGAACACAAAAGGGAGGTATGGGATATGGATTTGGAGGTGCGTTGGGAACTAATGGTCCCGTATGGGATGCCTCTTGGGGTGGTGAAATCACCAAGGCAGGAGTTCCTGTGTATGATACAGCAGATCCTCAGCGTGGATCATCTCGCAAGAAATCTAAGAAATCCAAGAAAAGAGGAAAGCGTAGAGGAAGTATGAAGGGTGGTGCGAGTTGGCAATCCGTTGCTCCTGTAGGATATGGATACACAGGAACAGGTGCTCGTGGTCTTGCCGATGCGACGGCCTATGCGTCTAAAGTCCCTGTAGCTGGTGGTCCTAGTCAGAACCCCGACGGCGCATATCGTCCCTAACCACAGCATCGGCATAGACATAGGGCATATAGGTAGAATCATTCGTGACAATAAAGGGTCCACCTGTCTTCATTGTAATCAAAAACATCTCTTGCATACGAAATCGTAAGGCCTGATATTCGAGCCATTCTGTCCAGACACGATAAGTCGTAAATAAAGTAGGAAGAAGGGTGATCAAATCAGACTTCCTTATAAAGAACATAAAAATACTAATCAACGGGGCGAGTATCATTTCGTTGATTCGTATCATTGATTCACCCCAAGTCTTTGGGGCACATACCTTTCGTAGTTGTATAAATCGTTCAGCGTCTTCAAAGGGAGTCTTCATGTTCAATCCGTATTCCTTCTCCTGGAAATTTTAGTTGTTCAAATGTCCGTGGAGCAATATAGATAAGTTCAGAATCTTCATCTGTGATAAGATGGTCTATCAGTTCTTGACGAATTACATTTCCTACGACTAAAAATCGGTTAAAGGTTCGTGTGAGGTCTATTTCACTGTTTTTGTCTCCTACATAAATCCAAGGTTGTTTCACTCGTTGTTCGAAAGGATTATGAAACCACGTTCTTGGAATATGTTCTCCTGGATAGCGTATTCTTAAAAGAGTTTCACCTAACCACTTCCATTCTTCTACATAGATTGTTTCGGCAGGGACTTCTAGATAGACGGGGTCAAATTCAAGGTGTCTTTTGTTTAAGAAGAACCTTCGGCTAGGAACTATAGTAGATTCGTTGCCCCATAAACTCCAAAAGTGAGTCCATATGGAACTTATTGTTGTATAGGCTTTTGTGACATACTTGAAAATAATCCACAACATCTTAGTTTGATATTATATTGGAGTCTGCCGGTAAATCATCTTCTTTCGCATTCTTATCCATAAACTTCTCCTTCGTCAACCCACTAAGAACAAGAACATCAAATCCTGACCCCAAAGAGATGGCTGTTCCAAGAGCCATAATCAAGAAAGGTGCTGCGACCAAGAACCAAGACACTACAGATAGTTCAATTCCACAGAACATATCTAAAACTATAGTGGCAGCAATACCAAAGATAAGTTTTACAACTAAAGTTGCCCATAATCCAAGTGAGGCATCCAACCCTAAATGGATGACTAAGAAAATTAAATAAAGAAGAGCCGGAGGACATAAATCATCGATGAAGCGCATTTACGTGTATTATCCTTGAAACAAGAAAAGATGGCAGAACTTGTTATGGAACTCACAGGTTGTGGACCTTTAGAAGCAGCGAAGGCCTTAATGGAACATAAAGAAATCTGGTTAGCTGTGGATGCTCTAACTAAGAAGCCTGAATGCAAAGGAGACAAATATATTCCTGAAAAACCTAAAATTGATAGAGGAATGGATGCTGAACAAGAAGAGCGCTGTAAAAAAGGGAGATGGTTACAAGATCAAGTTAACGTAGTATTCTCAGTTGCCCATTCGAAAACCCGAAACCAACAGGACGCATCGGTTCTCTCGGAATCACAGGCAATTGCCCCTCCTTCTTCGCCGGTTGCTGCTGAGAAGCAGAAGATCGAATAACAATAGGATTTTGACGAGAAAAGGATTCTACTAATTCTGCGATACGAGGTCCTTCATTAAACACATTCATAGATTCGATATGAGCCTTTCCTTTTGCAGACCACTCTTTGTATGTTTCAGAATCTTGTAACATTGTTAAAGCATCAATCCAATCGGCAGGGTCCTCACGGCTACAAGCAATTGCAGCATCTCCAATCCAAGATTGCATACCCTCTGTACTTCCACCAGGGTATACAGACTTGACGGCAGGTTTTGAGTACAAGACAGGGATCCCATTAATCATCGCTTCAATGGCTACACGACCATAACTTTCGTAATAACTGGGCATAATCAAGATTCGTGTTTTACGAAAAATGTTTCGTATGTCGTCATCAAAATCTACCCAATCGACATTTGCAGGATAAGGTGGAAGTCTAGTTTCTCCATAATAAGGACGAACGCCTAAGAATTTTTGATCAGGCATTCGTTTTGCTAAATCTACTAAAATGTGAACTCCCTTGTTTTGATTCGCATTAATGAGTGTGATGTACTCTCCTTGAAAGGGTTCGGGAATAGTAATCTTTTCACGATGAAGAATTGGACGAATGATTTCAGTTCTTACGATATTGGAAGGCCAAGGTTTGATACTGTTTCGATAGTTGGGTTCCATAACAGAATTAATGAAAAACAACATCTCATTCCATTTCGGATTATAATTTCCTGTTATCATTGTGTAGTTTCCATCGTAATGACAAGTTGCAACAATGGGGCGATTGTATCCACGATTGTTGATTTTTCGCACTTCGGGAAGAATAGGAGCGTGAGGACAAATCCAAATATCGGAGGTATCCAAAAAGGATGTATTGGCCGAATAGTTCATAAAGCGAAAACCTCTGTAGTATCCTCCATTGAATCCTTCTTTGGGGACTTTTATCGTCATAAACACGACCGAATGACCGCGTTTTTGAAGTTCTGTTGCTAAATCAATATCGTGGAGAAAGGCTCCACACAAGTCAGGCATTTTATTGGCGAAGAATATCACTTTCATTATTTTTACTCACTAACGCGTTTCGTCTGAACTAGGCGCGTAGCATCACCTCCTCGTGTCCATCCTTCCACCCAGTTGCTCGGATTAGAATACTCAGAGGCTTTCAACGAAATCAAAGGCTGATAGAAGTTGGGAATAGCTTTGTCCATAATTGTAGAGGCTTCCTTACGATTGCGTGGAGGTTCGCTGAAAATCAACGAGGTTTCATCACCCACCACGGATGGATCTCCACCTCCTAAGTTGGGTGTTGTCGCAAAAGGTCTTGCCCACAATTGTTTCGGACCTTTCTGTCTCCAAGCACCCGGTGTTCCCCAGCGAAGTTCAGTGTTCTCATCAATCTTACATCCACCGGGATGTCCGAACCCACTTTGAGGCACAAGACCGGGTTGGTCTGCCATTGCCGAGGCAGGATTTAAGGTTGCCGAACAACCTGCGTCTGTAGAACTTGTTGAACGGGTAAGAGCAGATTGATTCGCGAATTGTTTTGCGGCTTGGTCGTATTCATCCGAACGAATACGAGTTGGAGCAAAAAACCAGTCTAAAGTATTTGTTGAACTCATCTTGTTGTAAATCCCAGAAATGAAAACGGACACTTAAAAGTCAAACAAGACACCTTCATTGAAAATGCTTCAACCTTGTGATTGGTATGAGCACGATGTCTCAAATAAATATGCAGTTGATGTCTTTGGACGCACAGACGAAGGAAAGGTTGCCTGTCTTCGGATTAATGGATTCAAACCTTACTTCTATGTTCGATCCGACAAGCGCCCTGAAATCGGGAAAACAACGAAAGTCCAGAAATACGATGTGTTCGCAGGGTTTTCTGAACTGAAGAAGATTGATGTATGGAAAGTGGAATGCGATACGAAGAAGATGTTTACAGAAGCAATCAAAAAATGCGAGCGTGGAACTCTCTATGAGAGCAATCTTCCTCCTTTCTTACGATTGTTTCACGAAAGACATTTAGGACCCGCAAGTCCAATCAAGTTTCGAAAAGTTCGTTATACCATTCCTGTGGATAAGGAAACTGAAGAACCTCTGTATTCTGTGGATGAGTTCTATCAATGTGAATACACGGATATAGAAGCTGGAGAGGCAAGTATTCCTCTCAAGGTAGCGTGTTATGATTTGGAAATGTATTCCGAATCCGGTTTGTTTCCTCAAGCACTGAAAGGAGACCCCATCGTTCAAATAGGAGTTTCCTATCGTTGGTCCGATAAGATGTTAGATCCTCTGCGTAGAGTGGTCTTTGTTGTGGGTTCAGTGGATAAATCCGAAGACGATACAGAGTTTGTGTCCTGTAAAGATGAAGAAGATATGCTCTATAAGTTCGCTCACGAAATCCGAATACAAAATCCCGATGTGATGTGTGGATATAACACCTTTGGTTTTGATGATGCCTATATTGAAGACCGATGTAAGCAACTTGGGATTTTGGATGAAATCAATCTCTGTAGAACGACGCCTGTGATGACGCCTACCTTTCGTAACAATCAACTCGTAGGGTTCAATAGAAAGTTCTCGGAGACCAAGAAGTTTGAACTGGCTTCGGGAAAATACGATTTACGATTTATGTCCCTGCGTGGAAGATTAGGATTGGATTTGTTGTTGAATATGAGACGCGAGCATAATCTCGATAGTTTCAAGTTGGACAATGTCGCAAGTGTCTTTCTGAGAGACAAGGTGTTAGATTATAAGGACAATGTTATCACAACAAAAAGCACGCGTGGTCTCGCAGTTGGAAACTTCATTCGATTTGATGTGGTTGGAAATACATCAGACCCTTACCGAGACGGAGAGAAATATCCAGTCACTTCAATCAGTGGAAAGAGTTTTACAATCTCTGCCCCCAAAGACCTCTTTACGGATCTTGGCGAGAAGGAGAGAAAATGCCTTGAATGGACCTTCTCCAAAGACGATGTAGAACCTCACGAGTTGTTTGATCTTCATAAGAACGGAGGTCCATCGGGTCGAGCAAGGATTGCGAAATACTGTATTCAGGATTGTGATCTAGTTCTTACCTTGATGGCGAAACTGGATACATTGGTCAATGCGAGAGGAATGGCCGATGTCTGTAAAGTCCCGATGGAATATGTTCTTCGCCGAGGACAGGGGATTAAGATCTTCAGTGCTGTGCTGTACTATGCTTCACAGAGAGATCAGATCATTCAAACTCAATCAGCCATTGATGGAGAAGGTGAAGGATATGAAGGTGCGATTGTTATATCTCCGAAGATTGGGATGTACTTAGATCAACCCATCTCTGTTTTGGATTTCAACTCGTTGTATCCCACGAATATGATTGCCTATAACCTGTCGCCCGATACATTGGTGTCCGTGCGAGTGTTTGATGCTGATGGAAACCGTTTGGACGACCAATGTGAAGGTTATACGAAGGCAGGAATTGATAAACTTGTAGAGAAGGGATATGTCGTAGAGGAAGTCAGCTACGACAACAAAGACGAGAAGGATAACATCATTGGTAAGACAACCTGTACATTCGTCCAGGCAACTCCTGATAATCCGATGACCGTAGGAGTTCTACCGAAGACATTGGATATCCTTCTGAAGAAGAGGAAGGAGTTCAAAGAAAAGATGGAAGATGAACAATATGATGAAGCTCAACGAAGTGTCTACAACGGTCTCCAACTTGCTTACAAGGTCGTTGCAAATTCTGTTTACGGACAAACAGGTTCCCGAACCTCGCCGATCCGAAAGTTACCCGTTGCAGCATGTACGACAGCAGCAGGCAGGAAAGCTCTCGGACTGGCGAAACATATCGTGGAAACTGAGTTCGGTGCGCAAGTCATCTACGGTGACACCGATTCAATCTTCATCCGATTCCCAACCAAAGACCTCGCCAAGTCCATCGAACTCGGTATCGCAGCAGGCAAAAGTATCACCTCTCAGTGCCGAAGCCCGTATAAAATTGCGTATGAGAAAACCTTCTACCCCTTCATCCTCTTCTGCCGAAAGAGATATGTCGGAATGATGTACGAAGAAGATCCAAAGGCCAAACCCAAGCGCAAGAGTATGGGGATTGTGTTGAAGCGTCGCGACAATGCCCCTATCGTGAAGGATGTGTTTGGAGGTGCGTTGGATGTCCTCCTTCAAGAACAGGATGTAAAGAAGGCTCAGGAGTTCGTCAATCACAAGTTGATGGAAGTTCTGGAAAATAAGGTTCCCTTGGAAAAGTTCATCGTGAGTAAGTCCCTGCGAGATGACTATAAAAATCCTGATCAGATTGCTCATCGAGTTCTCGCAGACCGAATGACGAAACGAGATCCAGGAACAGCACCGAAAGTAGGCGACCGACTTCAATACATCTATGTGGCCGAGAACAAGTCAGCAAGCAAGCAGGGAGACCGAATTGAAGAAGTGAGTTATGTTCGGACCAAGAAACTCACGCCTGATACTCAGTTCTATATTACCAATCAAATCCAGAACCCTGTAGCTCAGTTGTTCGCGTTATGTATTGAGGAGTTGAATGGATATGTTCCTCCTTTGAAACCGACCTATGAAAGTTTGATGGAACAAATGATGGAAAAATATGGAGATGAAGAAGAGGCAACATTGGGTGTTCTCGCAAAGAAGGAGAAGCAGTTGGATTCCATTATGTTTCTGAGTAGTCCTGTCTTATCCAAAGTGATCAAACGAAATACACGAGGACCTTTAGACGCATTCTTCGGAAAGATTTCACGCTAAATATCAAATGGTATTATTCGCTGCTCCATTGGCAATGAAGGTTGGAGAAAAGGCATTAGAATATGCATGCAATAAAGGTGTTAAAGAGATTGGTGAGTTCATTAAGAATACAGTCCATAACAATATTGACAAGGTATGTTCACCTGAGTTCCCAGTCTTTTTGGTGGATACTGTTTTTGGATTAATGAAATCCAATGCTTATTTTCCTCGTCAAATTCGTGAAGCTTTAGAAGGGAGACGAGAGATCTTAGAAACTTTCATCAAAGAAAAGATTACTTCCGATCCACGATTTGTCGAGGCATGTTCCACCAAGAAGTTTGACAAAGTGGATGCGATTGTAGATGAGAAGATGATTCAACTGAAAGAGAAAATTATGGTTTGTCCAAAAGAAGGAGGAAAGAACAAGAGAAAGACTCGTCGTGTTAAAAGGAGAAGAACATTTTCACGCTCTCTCAAGAATAAGAAATATGTCAGGTGATTATGATATTTTGGATATTGTCAACAATGTATTAGAAACTGAGCGTGCTTTTTACAATACGGTTCGGTTTTTAGAAGGAGGAACTCGCAATCATTTGATTGCAGCTCATATGCGAAATATGGCACAACTTTTAAACATAGTTCGAACTTACCAATCGACTGAAACTCGTCAATCGGTAGTGTTGAATATTCCTTTACGTATGGATGCTTCAGGGAACTTTTTTGATAATGTTCCTGTGGTTCCTAGCGCAGATCAAATCCGAGCTGGAACAGAAACTCATGTTGCCGTCCTCGATACAAACTGTTCTATTTGTCAAGCTGAGGTTACATGTGCAACACGGATTCGGGGATGTGGACATTGCTTCCACGGAGATTGTATTGCCCAATGGTTTACTATGAACCCACGATGCCCGATGTGTAGATATGATATACGCGAATCCCAAAGCATTACTACTAATGAAAGTAGTCGTATGCACTCCAACGAAAGATCGTAGATGGACTTGGGAGTTTTCAAAGGCGTGTATGGATGCTCAAATACGAAAACCCGATCTCTGGATTGTCTTAGACAATTCCACTTCCCCCGAAACCGATTGGTCTATCGCAACCGATGTTCTCTATGAAAAGGTTGAAGGAATAAAACCCATTGGATGGTTACGAAATCGGTGTCTTCAACTTGCTTTAGAAAACGGTGCTGATTACATTGTCTTCTGGGACGATGATGATTATTACCCACCGACTCGTATTTCTTCGGGGATAGCAGCACTTGAAAAGAACCCTGATGCGGACATCTCGGGATCTTCCAAAATGTATATGCTTCTCACTCGTGAGAATGTATTCATGACAACTGGTCCGTTTCACGAAAACCATGCAACGGCAGCAACCTGGACCATTCGTAGACGATGTGCTGAAACATATAAGTTCGATGAAACCAAAACACGAGGAGAAGAAATAACCTTTACCAAAAACTGGTCAGTCAAAGTTGCACAGATCCCCGCAGAAGAACTGATTGTGGTTATGGGTCATTCAAAAAACACAGTGGATAAAAGTCAAGTGTATGCGAATCCTCAAAGATTTGCTGCAGGTGTCTCTAACGATGCAAATGGGAAGATGATTTTCCGAACTCGTTGGCCTGTACCATGGGATCTATGGAAACGTACATTTTCTGTCTAAGAATATGTGCGACTTCTGGACTACATTCTGTAGGCATTGTTGCAGAAGGTAATGTATCGGATTCACCATATTGAAGATATTGAAGAATACGACGAACATCATGTTTGAATCGTTTCGCAAGAGCATTCACATCTTGTGTAGGAAACAGCTCTTGAAGATCGGTAGGTTTCGGTGGATAACATCGTAAAATCTCTACTGTTTCTCGTCCCTTAAAGACCTTAGGGATTTCATTACAGGTCATCAATACAGGAAGTTTACGATCTGATCCAGTCATCCACTCAGCAAGTTTTCGTTGAGCGTGAGGATCGGATCCATCCACTTCATCTAAAATTAAACACAAGGGTTTCGCATCACCCCGAATGAGTGCTGCGATACTTCTTGTATGTCGACACGATTGAACAAGTGATTCTACATCGGCAAAACTTCGCATAGATTGGCTTGCATTGATTTCTAAGGGTTCAAATCCATAGGATCGTGCCGAGGCAAGGGCAATTGTGGTTTTTCCTATTCCCGGAGGACCGTGAAGAAGCATCACTCTCTCATAAGGTTTCTGGGTAAGATACCGGTTTAAACTTTCTTTCACTTCTTTGTGTCCGACTATACCATCTAAAAAATCAGGGCGTCGTGTTTCACTCCACATACCTTGTCTTCGTAGCACAGCAGAAAATGATTACTGGAAACAAGATAATGGATATAGCACGACACGTTTTAAAGACATTGTTTTCAGATACAAAATTTCCACTCATTCAACATCACGCCGATTCGTACAATGACCTGTTGGATACGGGGATTCCGACTTTGATTAAAGTTTCAAATCCATTTGAGTTAGAGTTGAAGGATAAGGGAGCAAGTGATGATGCACGACGATTTGTGCGTGTCTACATTGGAGGAAAGGATGGAACGAAACTTCGCTATTTACCTCCAACAGATGAAGATGGAACAGCCGTTGTTCCTCACGCGTGTCGGTTAGATAACAAAACCTATGCTCTTTCTCTTCAAGCAGACATTGATATCGAATATGTGTTCGTAGATGGAACCACTGAAACTCGTTCGTTTCCCGATATCATCATTGGGAAAATCCCTTTGATGCTTCGGAGTCGTATGTGTTATCTTACAGGGATTGATCCCTACACGATTGGAGAATGTAAGTTTGAATTGGGTGGGTATTTCATCATCGATGGGGCTGAGAAAGTGTTACTGACCCAAGAGTTGTTGGGCAACAATATGTTCTACGCTGGAAGTCGTAAGAGAAAAGCTCCTCGTAAAACTTTGAAAACACTGATTGAAAAGGAGGAACCGATTTCAATGATGTCCTTAGAAAGTGAAGTGGATGAAGAAGGCAAATACGAAGAGGTCACAGAAACCTATACTGGGATTCGAACATTATCTGAGGATGGTGCACAAGGTCCGTATTCTCACTTTTTAGTGCTTCCAAGTGCTACACTTGCAGGAGATATCTCACTCAGTGAAATGAAAGGAAATCTGGGTCGTGATAATCGTCTTTCTGTCATTCAACTTCCAGGATTTAGTCAACAAGTTCCGTTGTTATCTATCTTTCGTGCGTTGGGTGTGTGTTCGGATAGGGATTTGTATGATACAGTCCTCGCAGGAGTTCCAGATAAAGATAGAGCCGTCTATGATGATATTCTGTATCAACTCGTCTTTTCTCACGAGAAGTTCCTTGAGAAATCTGGATTTACGGACTTAACAGTATTATCCAACTACACTCGTTCCAAGTCTCGGTTTGAAATCGTTCAGATCCTCCACGAGATGTTGTTCTCGCATGTGGAAGGAACCACAGAAGATACGGGGGCATTGTTTCGTAGGAAAGCGTATTTATTGGGACATATGTTGAAGATGGCCATGGATGTAGAGATTGGTCGTAAAGCTCCTTCCGATCGAGACAATATGCAGTTCAAACGATTGAAGACATCCGGTGTTCTGGTGTTTGAAGAGTTTCGTCGCATCTATCGTGAGATCGGTCGTGAGATGTTGGTAAGAATGGATAAGCGTCACACATATGAAGCGTCTACTTTCGCAGGGAAGAACTTGGCCAATCTTGTAGAACCTGAAAGTCTTCTGCGATTTTGGAGAAGCTATCATATGCTCAACGAGTTTGAGAAATCGTTCAAAGGATCGTGGGGTGGTCGTGTAGGGATCGCACAAGAACTCGCACGCCCGAGTTATATGGCTGTTATTCATCATCTGCGAAAGACAGATTTACAAATCGATAAAACAACCTCTACTGCTCCTCCTCGTAGGTTATATGCCTCTCAATTTGGGTTGATGTGTCCGATTGATTCTCCGGATGGTTCGGATATTGGATACAAGAAATCCTTAACCATTCTCGCACAGGTTTCAACAGCCTTCCCTGCTCAAAAAGTGAAAGATGTCTTAATGGGAACTGATTTGGTTCTCCCTCTTTCAGCTGTTCATCCTTCCACTTGGAAACCTGAATGGACCCGTATTTACATCAACTCGGATTTGTTTGGTGTCTGTACGGGAAATACCGAAAGCTTTCACACTCAAATGCTTACGGCGAGACGATCGGGTGTTTTAGCTCCTTCTGTATCCTTATCGTTTATGCGCATCAACAACGAATACAAAATCTACTGTGATGCAGGACGCCCTATTCGTCCTATTTATCGTGAAGGGACCAACCCTGAAGTTATTCGTTCAGCGAAATCCTGGTCCGACATTCAAAAACATATTGATTATGTGGATGCCTCAGAAACCGATTCTCTTTTGATTTCACTGGAACCCTTCCATCCTTCTCAACCTTCGGAAATCCATATGTCTTTCAATATGTCTGCCATTGCGAACTTAGTTCCTTATCCTGATCACAATCCAGGTCCTCGTTCAGTGTTCAGTATCGCACAACAGAAACAAGCTGCGTCTTGGTACCACACGAACTATATGAAACGATTTGATACAATCTCTATGTTTTCAGCTCTTCCTCAAAAACCTATTTCTCAAACCTGGTTGTATCACGAGATGATGGGACGAGGAGGTTGTATGCCCTACGGTGAAAATGCTCTGGTTGCGATTACGGTCTATGGAGGTGAAAATCAGGAGGACTCGGTGATTCTCAATGGAGGGTCTCTGAAACGAGGAATGTACAAGACGATGTATTATCACAGTTATGATGTCGCTGAAGAGATGTTAGATCCTGCCCTTCAAACTCACACGGAAATCTCCAACCCTGTGAAGAATGAAAGTGTGAAACGCAAACCTGATATGAACTACGACTTATTGGATGCGAATGGGATTATCAAAGTCGGTTCGTTGGTAAATGATGATACGGTGATGGTTGGATTGTTGTCTCCAATCACAAGCCCTACAGGATCGGTCACAGGATATCGTGATATTTCCTACACAGCCAAACGAGGACAACGAGGTCGTGTAGAAGCTGTCTATACCTATGCCACAGCCGATGGATTGAAAGGTGTAAAGATTCGTGTGATTGAAGAGCGTAGTCCTGTTCCTGGAGATAAGATGGCTTCTCGTCATAGTCAGAAGGGAACTGTAGGAATTATCCTACCCGAAGAGGATATGCCCTTCACATCCAAAGGTGTAAAACCTGATTTGATTTTCAATCCTCACGGTATTCCTACTCGTATGACCGTAGGACAGTTTCTAGAAGCTGCATCAAATAAATTAGGAGTTCACTTAGGATCCTTTGTAGATGCGACACCTTTTACAGTGAACAATCGGATTGGTGAACTTCGAAAGGCGCTTTTAGAAAGAGGATTTGAACCTTATGGATCGGAAGTTTTGTACAATGGTCAAACAGGAGAGGTTATGGAAACCGATATATTTATGGGTCCAATCTATTACCAACGCCTCAAGCATATGGTGGCTGATAAGATCAACTATCGTAATACAGGTCCGAAGAAGCTTCTTACACATCAACCGACTCAAGGTCGTGGAGATGAAGGTGGATTACGAATTGGAGAAATGGAACGAGATGCACTTCTCGCTCACGGAATGTCGAAGTTCTTAACCGAATCCTTAATGGAACGATCGGATAAGACAACCGTTCAGTTTGATAAAGAAGCAGGACGGATGGATACTTCACGAGATATGTTAGATATACCGTATTCTATGGCTCTTTTTACACAAGAGTTAGAATCTATGCATCTGTCCATAAATATTGAGACAGAGAAGTAATGGCGTCTCATTGTCAACCCAATGACTTCCTCTGTAAAACAGGGGACTTACTTTTACCCAAATCTGTAAGGCGAATTCTTGAAACATACATTGTAGGGAATGATAGAAGTTTACTGTATGTGACCTATTGGTCCATTATGCATTTTGTGTCAGGAGCACTAATGGTGTATTTCTTTGGTACTTCTTATTGGAATGGATTCTTGATACATACTGTCTGGGAGATTTATCAGATTTTGGTAAGAAATACGCCTTTTGATACCCTTCGTGGAAGACTGGATATACTTACAGATACAACACTTTTTATGGCCGGAATGGTCGCCGCAAAACAATCGCGCTTTATTTACAGGTAACCCGAATGAATAGTGTAACGAAGATGTCTGATCATTTATATGTAACAAAGCGTGACGGGACTCGAGAACCGGTTTCATTTGATCAAATCCTACGAAGGATCCAAAAACTCGCTGAAGGACTTGAACATGTCAATCCAGATCTTGTATCCCAAAAGGTTTGTTCTCAAATCGCAGACGGTATCAAAACTTCTGAACTGGATGAATTCGCGGCTGAAACTTGTGCGATGATGCAGGCACGCAATCATCCTAACTATGGGAAATTAGCAGCTCGTATTATCATCGACAATCACCAAAAGAAAACTCCGAAGACCTTGAAGGAATGTGTTGCTGAGTTATATTCTGGAAATGTTCAGGTCATTTCCATAGAGTATCATACATTGGTGATAGAACACGTAGACAGATATGAAGAGATGATTGACTACTCCCGTGATTTCATTTTTGACTATTTTGGATTTAAGACTCTGTTGAGTGGATATCTTCTCAAACAAAGGGACAGAGTGATTGAAAGACCTCAGCATATGTGGATGCGCGTAGCCATTCAACTTCACGGGGATAACTTTGACTTAGTGAAAGAATCGTACGACGCACTTTCATTAGGATATTTCATTCACGCCACTCCTACTCTCTTCAACTCGGGGACTCCTCATCCTCAGTTAAGTTCTTGTTTTCTGGTTCATATGGAATCCGATTCTATTCAAGGGATTTACAACACTCTTGGAGAATGTGCTCAAATATCCAAATGGGCAGGTGGAATTGGATTATCCATTCATAACATTCGTGCGAGAGAGTCTCAAATCCATGGAACCAACGGGAAATCTACAGGCATTGTTCCTATGTTGAAGGTCTTCAATGATACGGCCAAATATGTGAACCAAGGAGGAAAGCGTAATGGATCCTTTGCGATTTATTTAGAACCTTGGCATGCCGATATTGAGAACTTCTTGAGACTCAAACTCAATACAGGAAATGAAGATGAACGTGCAAGAGATCTCTTTTATGGTCTTTGGATTCCCGATTTGTTTATGAAGCGTGTGGAGGAAGACAAGGACTGGACATTGATGTCTCCAGATGAATGTCCTGGATTATCCGATTCTTGGGGTGAAGAATTTGAAGAGATATACACGAGATATGAACGAATGAAGAGAGGACGAAAGACGATTTCTGCGAAGAAACTTTGGCAGATGATTGTGGATTCTCAAATCCAAACCGGAACACCGTATTTGTGCTACAAGGATGCAGCCAATCGTAAAAGTAATCAGCAGAACTTGGGAACAATTAAGTCTTCCAATCTATGTACAGAGATTATCGAATATACCTCTCCTGAAGAAACAGCAGTGTGTAATTTAGGGTCGATTTCTTTACCGAAGTTTGTCGATAAGAGTGCTCAACGAAATACAGAGTTCTCCTTTAATTTTGCAAATCTTCGTTTGTACACTCGAATCCTGACTCGCAATCTCAATACGGTGATTGATAAGAATTTCTACCCGACCAACAAGTGTAAGCGTTCAAACTTCCGTCATCGTCCCATTGGAATCGGAGTACAGGGATTAGCCGATACTTTTGCGATGCTTCGTATTTCTTGGACTTCAGATCGAGCTACAAGACTCAATCGTGAAATCTTTGAGAACATCTATTATGCTGCTGTAAAAGAGAGCGTAGATATCGCGAGAGAATATCAAGATCATTCTCATATTCCTGAAGGACCTTATCGGTCATTTGAAGGAAGTCCTGCTTCCAAGGGACAACTCCAGTATGATTTGTGGGGAGAGACACCTACTCAAACACCCTATTTGGACTGGTACTCGCTCAAAGAAGAAGTCAAAGCTTATGGACTTCGAAACAGTCTTCTTCTTGCTCCTATGCCAACGGCTTCTACCTCTCAAATCCTAGGGAACAATGAATGCATTGAACCTTTCACTTCCAATATCTATTCTCGTCGTGTTCTCGCAGGGGAGTTTGTAGTCATCAACAAGTATCTCGTAGATGACCTCGTGAAGGCAGGATATTGGACTTCAGATATTCGGACTCAGATTATCGCGAACAATGGAAGTATTCAAGGCATACTCGAGATTCCAAGTGAGTTACGAGAACTCTATAAGACAGCGTGGGAAATCCCTCAGAAGACGATTATCAATTTGGCTGCCGATCGTGCCCCGTTCATTTGCCAGTCTCAATCCCTGAATTTGTTTATCGCAGAACCTACTTATTCCAAGATTTCGTCTATGCATTTTTACGCATGGAAGAAAGGACTGAAGACAGGGTGCTATTATTTGCGAACAAAGGCCGTCGCCAAGGCCCAACAATTCACTGTAGAACCCCCGCAAGGTTGTTTGACCTGCTCGGCCTAAATTTTCAGGACAAAGAATAAAATGGAACCTCAACAAGAAACTGTAGGTGGAAAGCGTGGAGTCACTGTCAAGGCCCTCAAGCGTGTTCTTAAGAAGAATGGTTTGAAGACTTCTGGAAAGAAAGCGACTTTAACTCGTCGTGCTAGAAAGGCGCGTTTAATATAAGTCAAGGAGGTCAAGTAGTTTTTTCTATCTACCTAGATACAAACAAATGTCTACTGCTCCCACTGGTGTCGTTGTTCCCACAAAAGGAGGTGAAGTCCAACCTGGCGCTGCAGCTGCAGCAACTAAAATGTCCGGAGGTGGACTCGTCTTAACTCCTCTCCCTCTTAATGGAGGAAAGAGAAAGTCCCGCAAAGTCAGCAAGAAGGTTATCAAGATGTTGAAGAAGATGTCCAGAAAGCAACTCAAGAAGTTAATGAAGGGTGGTGTTGATGAAACTGGAACTGAAACCACCGAAACAACACCTTCTACCGAGACCACAGGTGCTGGAAAGAAGAAGACCAGAAAGAACAGAAAATCCAGAAAGCACTCACTCCTCTATTAATTTGAGTGCGATTTCCGAAACCAAAGTAAATAACTCATCGGCAAATCCATAATGACATCCGTTCGGTTCTCCTGCGGGTGCCTTACGACTAGATGTATTCTTACAATGAACTAAACTTACAATCACATCTTGGGGAGATAACTCCCGACACATTTGTTCGCGACCACGAATGAATGCGCCTGCCTCTGCGATTTGTTGATCTGGAAACTGCCTGGACTTCCAGAAACTTCTCGTGAAACATAAAGTTGCCTCAGATACACGCTCACACATCGATAAAGTCATCGGAGGAACATTCATAAACGACTTCTTTTCGTGAATATCGTAGCACGGAATTGTAGTAGAAAACAAACACTGTCTTGCAGGTTCTGCGAGAAGATGTGCGACTCGTGTGAGAATACTATTGTTAGGATACACATCGTCATCATCCAGCATCACCAGAATATCGTGTGAGGCTTTTTCCACTCCTAGATTTCTCTTTTCTCCGATAGTCAAGACTTCATCCGATAAGACATACTTGACATTGGGCAAATCCGAAACTAAATCTTTAATCTGATCTTTTCCATCATCCACAATCACCCATTCCAGTTTGTCCTCAGGATAGGATTGAGATAAGATAGAGAACTTCGCAAGGGGAATAAAGACACGACGATCTCGTGTAATCGTAATCACTGAAATCTTGGGAAGATCTTCTTCTTTTGGAAGTCGGTTCTCTAGAGAGTATTCCGGTAATCCTTCCAAAGTTTTCACCCTTTCAGTTGCTCGTTCTACGAATGCTTTGTGGCGCGCTTCGTATTCGGAACGAACAATGTCTGAATGAGACTTCTTCCACTGAAACTGAGAATTGGAATAGACAATCAAACTTTCAATAATGGAATCCACTTCTACATCTTCCAAATTTCCAAGACAGTGAGGATTGGGTGTGACCTTGAGATTGGAGACCCACAAGACATTCTCAGCAAGTTCACGGAAGGCATCAATGGGACTTAAAATCAACATACATCCTGCCGACATCGCTTCATTCACGGCGTGTCCAAATCCTTCTGCAGCCGACATACAGATACACAATCCACAGTCTTGAAGAAGTTGGTCGTACTCCTTTTCTTTTAGAACCTCGGAGTGAAGAATGATCTTCTTAGAGAACTCTGCAGGGATTGGAGGAAGAGCAACGGCTTGAGGATCATGAACGATATGGAGTTCAGGCAATGCATTATACGCATTGGGATTTTGATGCTTGATTTTCATATAGGCCTGAATAATGGGTCTTGGATTTCTCCAGATGTTCTTTCCGACGGGAACAATTGCTTTGTGGTAGTTTTTCTTTTCAGGCATAACCTTATCAATAGAAGTCCAACCTACATACTTAATCTTTTCTGGATCTACCCATTGTTGAAAGAGTTTCTCGGCTTCGTGAGTTTTGACCCAGATCTCATTCACCATATGGGCATAAGGTTCCCAAGTCTTGTAGGTCCATTCGGGATTGGGTAACCAGATGTTCTTGGAGGCATAGACAAACAAACTTGGATTGATCACCTCAATAAAGAAGTTGACTTCAGCAATGGGACATTGAGGATAATAATGAGGAATGTGACGGATTTGGATTTCCTTTCCAAAAGCGTTCACAAGAATACCATGAAGAATATGGACGTCCTGAGAGACGCCTGTATCCTTTCTGTGATTTCCAACAATGTTAATACGCATTATGTTTGACTTAGAGTATTGATGTCTAAATATGAACGTGACGATGCGTTCTATGAGTTCCTTTTGGGGGATGACGAAGGGTTCGGTGCTTTCCACGACACATACGCCTCCAAGACGATTTGTCTTTGGTGGCACAAGGAGTGAAAGCAACAAACCTATCACGAAACCATTCGGTCTCTCCGACTTCAGGAGTATGAACTCGTTTCGCACTCGATATACGAGATTGATAATTGTTAGTAAGTTGTTCGCAGAGTTTTCTCATAATTGGAGTTCCGAATCCGTAATCTTCACTTAGGAGATCACTTGTATAGTTCTTATCGTCTAGGATAAAAGCAGTTCCACTCCATCGTATTCCATCTATGGGTCTGAAAGTTTCCCACGCAGGTTCCCAAAGAAACCAGAATTTTTTGTATTGTAGAAGGACGAGATCTTGAAACTGAAATAAACTCATTGTACTTCTTAGAAAAAGGATTTGAGTTCTCCGGTACGCGTTCCGTAAATCTTGACATTGACAGGATTGTTGATCGGAGCAGGGAAATCCAGAATGTCGTTTCTGTAGTATTTGTAGGCTTCTACTTCCACTGAAATGCGATTAGAAGCAAAGTTGATAACACGCTGATTGAGTTCTGCGAGTTCTTCAGCGACTTTTCCAGGTTCATTCTGGGCATATTGGAGGTAGTAACTGCGCATAATCAACATCAAATCGGGGTCGGATTGACGATCAATATCCACACCCACCATCTGCTTCACGGCTTGAGCAATCTGGAGTTGAAGATTATCAATGTTCATCTGACTGAAGAAAACAGTGTTCAAAGGTGTATCTGCATGACGATATTGGATTTGTTCTGAAATGTTATCAGGAACAAGATAGGGTTCTTCTGCAAACAACCTTGATGGAGGAACACTGAGTTTCTCTTCCTCTCCGGTTAAAGGCAATCGTCCTGTATGCTTGGGAGCATCTGGAATGGCTGTTTTGGTGAAGTATTCGGCATACGATCTGGGAATATTAAGAAAGTCCAGTAACGGCATATTGTAATCTTTACAAGACAATACTTCCACCAATAGACCCTGTATCGGGTTCTGCTGTTTCCAATTCTAAAGTATAGACAGGTTGTAAACTTACATTCAAAAATGCTAGATTGGATCCTACATAGGTATTGGGTTCTAGTACATTACTTGATCCTATGTCAATCGAATCCGGATAAGTAGGTGTTGCGTCTCCTGTAGCCCCTACCGTTATGTAATTTGGAATGACAAATCCGTTGTAAGATGCTACATAAGGAGAGGTACGAGCGTCAGAAGCATCGCGAGGATTGTAAATACCGTTTTCATCGGGAACATAGTCTAATAGTTCTAAAACAGGGAAGGTAGATGTCAACAACTGTGTTATGAAATTCTTCTTGTCTGCACTTATTACATTCATAAATGGTGAGAGAAGGATATTCGAAATTGTTTGAGCATAGAAGACTATACGATCACCTACACGAAGTTCGTTGCTACTGAAGTACTGAAAAGAAGGTGTGAAACAGTTGAGGTACATTCCATTGGAAGAGGCTTGAATAAGAGACACAGTTAGGTTATCATTCTGACTAAAGTTTGTTCCGATTGGATCCGTAACTGTAATTGCAAGTCGTTGAAGAGTCGTAATAGGACTTTGAAGACGAAGTGCTTCTTGACCCCAAGGTTCATAGTCATATTGCTGAACACCTACAGAAGTTTCAAAGTTTGTTTGTTGTCGTTGTTTCTGAGTCATCACAGAAAATGATCTACGCATCGGTTCATTTCCTCCTACATACTGACCGAAGTATTCGTTGAGGTAAAGAAGAAGATAAGGGTAAGTTGTGAAGGTAGAATAGGGTTTCCCTACTAAATTGGATTGGATATACTCAGAAGTTGAAATATCTACAGGAGATTGTGTTGCATTAGAAGGAGTAATAACGATATTTAAAAATTGACGTTGAGGAAGAACAGCTCGGACTAAGCGAATAGATTGGACGTTGGAAGGAGTAAACACACTTCCAAATCCTGATCCAGAGGGTTGAATAATATATCCGGTATCGTAAGCGATGAAATTCCCTCGCGTTAAACTCGAATTATAAGGAGGATACTGAATATTACTCGGACTTCCTACAAGACTCCAGCCTCCTATGTTCGGTAATCCTGGAATCGGAGCAGGCAATGCTTGTTGTTCAACTGCGAATGTAGGAATAAAAGGATTGTTGGTATAGACGGGGGGATTACTAGGAGATGTAGTTTGACTACCAAATGTATAGACTAAGTTGGTATAAGGATTCGGTTGTTTCACCCAGTCTCTTTGTGAGGCATCCATAATGACATACCGTTTTCGTTCGACTGTTTTTGGGGTGGCCTGAACACTCGCGGGATCCGATCGTGAACCTTCTGGGATATCTGTATACAACAATGGATCTATAGTTGCATTACTGCTTGGTTGTGTAGAATTGAAGGTTTCAATGTTACTGGAAAAATTACGACTTGATTGTATTAATACTTGGCGAGGGTCGAAAGTGTAGTTTCGCCTTGCTTCGGCTTGTTCTTTCATCATAAGCTGAATATAATCGCTCATATTTCTCTTACTTTATATGTGCTGTAAATCAGCGAGCCAGAGATCCGCAGGTTCTGTAGTTTCTAAACTCTTGATTTCTGAACGCAAACTCTCCAATTTCTTTTTGTGTTTCTCAATCTGTTCAGCTGTGAATGAACTCACAGGCAGTTTGAGAATATAGTCGTAAGTTCCATCGATCAATTCGTATTTGACCTTATTCAGAATTTCATCACACTGAGCTCGTGTCTTTTTATACAGCGTAATCTCGGGCTTATCGGAAATCTGATCTTCAATAAATCTCACCACATTGATGTGATAAGGAAGTTCAGATTGAAGCGCCTTGATTTGATACTGACGACGAGTTTCATATAAGGATAATCGGACTTCAGCATATTCTTTCAGGATATCGTTCAGTCGTTGATATTTGGTAATAACACCCTTGTGATTGAAGGCATGCATATTGGACTTCTTCGCGTGGAAAACCAACGATCTTTGAAGGGCTGCATCGTCAATCCCCTTGATGAGGATATGAACATCTTTATCGGTGGAGGTATCGGTATAATCTTTGATACGACCTTCAGCCAGTTCTTTCTCCAACCATTCACGATAATCGGCCGTCCAAGTTCCAGGTGGGAGTTCAGTGACGATGTAATCTCCTGTCTTGGTTTTCTCCCAGTTTCCAATCGCAGAATCTCCACCTGCGATCAATCCTTTGAACCCTTCAAAGTGGACCGAGATTGGTTCATCCAAAGCCCCATCATCGCCTTCCAACCATTTGATAATCATATTCTTCAAGACCTTGGGATTACAAGGTGGAATGTAAGTAGAATACCCAGTTCCAATCCCACGAGCACCATTTACCAACAACATCGGTAAGACCGGAGCATACCATTCAGGTTCAACCGGTAATCCATCATCATCCCGATACTTCAACACTGGGAAATCGGCTTCCGGAACCAACTTCTTCGTGTGAGGTTGAAGATAGGTGTGAATATACCTTGGAGATGCACTATCTTTTCCACCTTGAAGTCGTGTTCCAAACTGTCCTTGAGGCACCAACCAAGGAATGTTGTTGGAACCCACGAAATCTTGGGCCATCCCTACGATGGCTTCTGTGAGAGATGCCTCACCGTGATGATATCCGGTATGCTCAGACACATACCCGGCAAACTGTGCGACACGGATTTCGGAAGTCAAGTTTCTTTTCAATGCCGCATACAGAATCTTTCGTTGAGAGGTTTTCAATCCATCCATCACATTCGGTATAGAGCGTTCCAGATTGTAGTTGGAGAAGTGGATTAAGTCCTTGTGAATGAAATCGGGATACGGTAAACTTCCACCTGCTGGAATCAATGCCGACTTATCGTATCCTTGCAACCAAGTCTTACGGTCATCAGCACGCTGTTTATTGAAGGCCATATCAATGGCTTCATCCGATTGTTCATCATACACAAACTTCACAGCATTCACATGTGTGAAGTATTCCTTCGCCTCATCTCGTGTAGAGGTTCCCAATCCCTTGTAATATTTCACCTTCCATCCTTTTGCTCCTTCACCTTCTCTCCATTGTTCGTATTCATATTGGGTATAGAAGTTCTTGGTTTCCTTGCCTTTGGTTGCCTTGACGATCGGTGTCGCCATATAGGTGAGAAACCCTGGGATTTTAATCAACTCGTGCCAGAGTTCGTGAAACAGATTGATCAATAACCCACGAATATGAGATCCATCATAATCCTGATCCGTCATCACCAACACACTTCCATAGCGAAGACTGCTTGTGTCTTCGTATTTCTTCCCCGACTGAAGTCCAATGATTTTCTTCAGTTCTGCGATTTCCTTTGTTTGTTCCACCTTTGCGTCTGAGGTATCCTTCACATTCAACACTTTGCCCTTCAACGGATACACTCCATAGAACTTCCGTTGTTCCTGTGATAATCCTGATAGCGCCATGGCTTTGGCCGAATCTCCCTCGGTTAGAATGAGAGTACACTGAGACGATTTGGTTGTGCCTGCGTAGACAGCATCGTCAAGTTTCGGAATGCCTGTAATCCTACTCTGTTTCTTACCATCCGTCTTGCTGTTTTCCTTCGCATCTTTTGCGGATTGAGCGTCCAGAATTCGTTCCACAATCCCAAGTTTTCCAATCACTTTCTTGAGCGTATCATCACTCAGTTTACACGACGATCCAAATGCCGATGCTTTGGTCGTAAGAACCTCCTTCGTTTGACTCGAGAAAGAGGGATTTTCAATCAAGGAGACGATAAAGATACCAAGATGCTCTCGTGCCAAACTTGGTTTTATTTTAGTTTTCTTCTTCTGCTCCAGATGGTCAACAATGGCTGTCACAATCTGGTCAGTTACAGCGTCGACATGCTTCCCACCTTTACTAGTCCATATTCCATTGACAAAGGACATCTGGAAGAAGCCTTCTGTGGACCCGACGACGGCGATCTGCCAACGATCGTTCGGACTCTCACTTATAACAGTATCAAACCCGTAGCTCTTTGCGTAGTCGACCAGACTTCTGCACTTGACCAGATTGCCGTTCCAGGTGACTTTCACATCCTTTCCAACCGTCATGGCCAAGTCATAAACACGACGTTCGATGAGTCGCACCATGGTTTCTGGGATCTTATCGTGAAACCCGAAACGAGCATAATCGGGTTCCCAACGGAGAGAAACACACGACTTCTGCTTAGAGGTCTTGACCTTGGGGACAGACGCCTTGGTCATATTCTCCGAGAAAGTCTGTTCATAAACCAGACCCCGACCTGCGTCTACGATGCGAACCTCAAGTTGTCTCGCAAAGATGTTGACGAGCTTTACGCCGTAACCGTTCTTGCCGCCCACCAACTTTTTCTCTTCTTTGTCGTAGTTGGTGGAGGTAAGTAGTTCACCAAAGATCAGTTGTGGAATATACATATCGTGTTCAGGGTGTTTTGCGACATCAATGGATTCTCCATCATTCTCAATCGTGAAATGGTGTTGATCACAGGTAATCTGAATATGCTTCACAGGGTTGGTAGATTTGCGTTGCTTGAGACGGATAACATGATCGTGAGCGTTCACTAGGAGTTCATCCACAAGTTTGTAAAATCCTGGATTAACGGGGATTTTCTTCAGTTCAAATTGTTCGCCTTCTAAGAGATACACATCCTCCTCTGCCGTTTCGATTGACCCTATATAGGTGTCCGGCAAAGAGAGAATATGCTCCCTATGAGTTTGCTTCTTGTATGCTTTTGCTAGATCCATTTGATACTCCCTTTTATTCTACAGGGCCTTCGTCCGTTTTCAGGGATTCAACATACAAACAAGAAAGAATGCCCCCGAAAAAACAACTTCCCGAGGCACCGGTGATATTCGTGCTACGACTTCCTGTGGAGGAAAATGTCCCGATTGCAGCCGATTCTACAACCAACTATTCGGAGATTTTACAGAATGTGGAAGTCTCTCACGCGTCAGAGAGATTTACGATTGAGATTATGAAGGAAATCCTTGCTCGTGCGAAGATTCCCAATTATGCCCCCATGACAGCATGCTTTTGGTGTTGTCATGGATTTCCTTGGAAAGCTACGGTTCTTCCGATTTCCTATGATGCTTATGAAAATATGTATACTTGTGAAGGACATTTCTGTTCTCCAGAATGTGCCTTAGCCTTTTTGTATGCTGAACCCAATTTGTCGGATGTCGCACGATGGACCAGACACGCTTTATTGGCTGATATGTATCGCAATCTCTATAAAACTCGCGATCTGATTCCAGCTCCACCTAGAGCGACTCTTCGTCTGTTTGGAGGACCTTTAGGAATTGAGCAATTTCGTGAACACACATCATTTAGTGAAGAAATGGTTGCAGTTCAGTTGCCTCCTTTGAGACTTCATTTGCCTTCTATGAATGTTCAAGGTCCAGTAAGAGATGTGAAGAAGTTTGTAGCTTTATCTCAAGAAACTGTAGACAAGGCGTCTAAAGAACTTCGTCTCAAACGCACCAAGCCCGTTCATACCAATGTGGCTACCTTAGACAAGTGTATGCAACCTACATTCGGCGCCCTCCCTTCGGAACACTCACAGGGACATTCATAGGCTGAATGACAGGACCTGTTATAGGAGCACTAGGAGTTATGACTACAGGTCTTGGTGTAGGTGTAGGAGTAGGAGTTACTTTAGGAGCAGGTGCTTTTCTTGTGATCTTGATATTCGCAGCCCGTTTTGTAGCCTTCAGTTCCTTTTCAAACACCTTTTGAGCAGCCTTCGCAGCCTTTTCTGCTTCCTTCAGTGATTTCTCTGCTGCTTTGGCTTCTGCTTTGGCTGCAGCAACATCTACCTTCGCCTTTTCTTGACATTCCCTGAGTTTGTCCTTGGCTTTCTTTTCAGCATCGCTAATCTTGGTTTTCGCAGTTTTCACTTTTTGAGTTTTATTCCGGACAGCGTTCACTGCCTTTTTCAGGGTTTTCTTTATGGCATCCATTTATACATTTGAAACGAAAAATCATAAATGCAATCGATGATGGAACTCTTCAAGACACAAATGGTCTTGAGTATGGGAGTATCAAAAAATGCTCTTATGAATATCTTGGCGTTAAATCTCTTTGAGATCAGCACCAAGACATTTCCAATCTGGTCTGCGTGGTGTCGTACACGATGTTGTAATCGTCGTCGTGGAGTAACCGATCGTACACCTCAAGCGTCTATAACTTGTGAACGAGGAGGAACCGGAACTACACAAGCAGGTCGTGCGCCAACTCAACAAACGATTTATCAAACTCGTATGGATGCTGTGGTTCATTTCGTAACCACTCTTCCTGCTGTGAAGTCGTTGTTAGTGGTTTCTCATCACGATTATCTTCCTCACGAATATGAACCCATTCAAATTGATAACGATGTCTATTTTGAGTTGTTAGATATTCACATTCACGAAGGACAACCCGACAGCATCAAGTTTAAACTCTTCTGCTACGAACACGACATTCAGCATCTTCAGAGTTTCATTGAAAACTGTAATACGAACTATGAACGAAGTATGGCAAACAAACTTGGAACCCATCGGTATTTCTTTGACCAAGTCGTCCAAACCAAAGTGAAGGGGTCTACTCAAAATCCACTTCCAACCACACATCTTATCTACACGAAAACCAAGTTCACGACCAACCGAACCTTTGAGAATGTGTTCTTTGAAGAGAGGAAACATGTTCAGGATAGAACCAAATTCTTTTTAGAAAATCGAGGATGGTATGATAAGAAGGGTATTCCTTATACACTTGGATTTATGTTTCACGGACCTCCTGGATGTGGAAAAACCTCTACTGTCAAAGCCGTAGCAAATGAAGGAAGGCGTCATATTATCAATGTTCAGTTGTCGGAAATCAAAACCAAGGCACAACTTCAGCACCTTTTCTTCAACGATGAAATCTATGTGTATAATGGAACCAATACCGAAAAATACATCATTCCTGTATCGGATCGTCTCTATGTGATTGAAGATATTGATGCGATGGGAGATATGGTTCTTCGCAGAGAATGGAAGACACCTTATCCTACCAAACCTGCTCCAGTCAAAGAAGAAGATGCCTGGTTAAGTCGTGAGAAAGAAGCCGAAAAAGAAGTGATTGATTTATCGTTTCTTCTGAACTTGTTGGATGGAACCTTAGAAGCAAACGGTCGTATTCTCATTATCACCACCAACTTCCCTGAACGGATTGACCGTGCTTTGATACGACCTGGACGCATCGATTTGATTGTGAACTTCAAGAAGTGTAATCTAGAGGTGTTGAATGAAATGATTGAGGCATTTTACGATAGGGTGTTTATGCCTATAACAGACCCCGAGTTGAACTACAAATGGTCTCCTGCTGAAGTGAATCAAATCCTCTTTCGCAACTTCAACAATCCAGAACAAGCCATCGAAGAACTTAAAAACGGATTGTCAAGTCCTACGGAGGAAGTAGGTATCTAAAAAATGGTAAACGTTAAACTCTGCTTTCTTATGGACTGTACGGCTTCTATGGAACCTTGGATTCACGCCGCAAGAGTTCAAATCAAAGATATTGTTCATGAAACAACAACTCGATATCCCGAAGCAAATGTGAAAGTTGCATTTGTAGGATATAGGGATATCCAAGATACAGAACGATTTGTAGTCTTCCCGTTTCGTTCTGCATCTGCACTCGTACAAGGGATTGAATTCATTCATGCAAAAGGGGGTGGAGATGAAGCAGAAGATGTCGCAGGAGGATTAGTTCAGGCATTGAGATTAGAATGGGACGATGCTGATGTAAAACTGATTGTTCATATTGCCGATGCTCCTGCTCACGGAGATTGGTTTCACGCTCCGTATGTTTCTGATGAATATCCAGAGGGAGATCCAACTGGTCTAGACCCTCTCGTATCTATGCACTTTCTTTCACAACAAGATTTCGATTATACTTTCATTAAAATATCCAGTTCTACCGATACGATGATTGAACACTTTCATAACTCCTTCTCACGATTAGGAAGGTTTAAAGTCGTAGATCTTCGTCCTCAAGTCGCAGGACATTACGAAAATGATTTCCGCACTTACGATTTATTATCATCCAATGTCATCCTTTCAATATCTGAATCCATTACGAGGCACAGCAACGCTTCGCAAGGTTCAGAAGAAGAACCGTGTAATCCCAAATAACTTTCTTATTATGATCCGATAATACTGTCCAGCGTTCTCTCATCTTTCCAATAATCATTGCAAGAGCATCATCTCCAGAATATTCAGAGAACTCGTAGTTGACAATAAAGGTTTCATCTCTTGCATTGATTTTTTCCTCAAAGGGTGTTACATGGATATTCACTTGCTCAGGTACTAGAATTGGATTGGTTCTCTTTAACAGGTTCAATCCCATTTTATAGGCAGGGAAGTCATCGTCCTCTGGAAATGCTTTCATAAGTTGCTCCAAGAAGTCAGAAAACTGACCATAAAAGGCATCTAAAAAGACTTTGCGGGACATGTTGTTTTATTGACGAGCTATTCCTTTAAACTCACTCTCGCGCACCTTTTTGTACTGTTCTAACCGACTGCTGATGTCATCATTCCTTCCCTGTTTTTGTCCTTCAAAACTTTGCTTTGTTTGAGGTTCTTGGGGAGCAGGACCTGAATTCAATCCCGTTAAGAAGGAATACTGAAGTTGGTCGTCTGCCGTGAACTTTCCAGGATTTTCCCAACTGGAATAGGATTCTGTAAGAGATCCTGTTCCTGCAAAAGACCAGGCTTGGAAATCTTTAGGGGCTTGCTGGGCAGGGGTCGATACAGGCACCTCGCGACGAGATTGAACAGGTTTGGAAATATAACTGAAGATGTCTTTTCCGATGTAGACATCCTTGGATTCAGGAACATACAGGGTAGGAACACTTTTTAGAAATGCAGGGAGTTCCTGACGCTGTTTTCCATCAATGTAGAACAACCGACAAAGACCATCTTTATTGAGTGCCTTCAGTGTGTCCATAATTTGTTTGGAGTGTGAGCACCGAGAACTCACGAATAGAATCGGTTGATTATTCATTACTCGCTTGTCCGATAAAAAACGGATAGACAATAACGAAAGAGAATATAAGGAATGGAAAACATCAAACT